GGATATAAAGAAGTAACGTATGTTACTGATAAGTTGGGTTTAGCTGAAAAAACAAACCTACAAGAAGCACAGGCAGTTAGTGGTGGTAAAGTTCATAAGTTTATTACTGGTAAGAATTTAGGATTTAAGGGTAAAAAGTATTCCGAAATTGAATTTGAAACTTTAGGTGTAGATAATAAAAACGGAACTATTAGATTGAAAATACTTGCACCTACAGAAATTTTTGGAAACGAAATGAGTTTAGACTTTAGAAGTGTAAGAAGAGGTCCGTTTTTCAAAACCGATACTGGTAAATTAAACGAACTCAAATTAAAAGATTTGGTGGGTAATCAGTACAAATATGTAATTGGCAGTGGTGAAGAAAAATATCTCGGTAACAACGATAAAAAATATGTTTTGGAGATGATTGCAAAATCATTAGAAAACGAATTGTATGATTCCGATTTCGCTCTTAATTATTTAGATGGTTCACAACGAAAAGAATACTATTCATTTTTTAAAAATGAAATTTTGAAACCGATGTTGACCAAAATAGATTTTACTTTAAATACTTTTTTTACATTAGATAAAGATAAAGTAAAATGGAAACTATCATCAAACGATACTCGAAAGATGGTAGATGAAATATTCAGAAAGAATTCAAAAGTTCCTTATGATATTAAAAAAGAATACTATGAGTATAGATTAGAATACGCAGGAGTTAAGTTAAACGAAGCGGAAATGAATCCTGTAAAAAAGGTGGTAAATGCTATTTTGAAAAAGCATGGTGTAAATGCAATGAAAACTACATCTACTTCTGTAAGAGGATTTCATAATATTGTAAATAATGGATATAGTTATGATGGTAATAATTTCCTTCGTTTTTATAAAGTATCTCCTGATGTTGTAGAAAAAGTGGCAGACGAAATTCAAAAAGCTGGTGTTCGTGTTTATTCAGTAAATAAAAGTGGTACTATTAAAGGTGATTTTTCAAAAACAGGATTAGTAAATGAATCTCTTTTAACTGAAGGTGGTGCATACGGGCACATGTCTCACCCATTTGATGATATGGATTTAACTTTTGGTGATTTAAAAAACATAATAACTGGTGCATTAACTGGTGAATTGGAATTGACAAGAGAAAAAACCGATGGACAGGCATTGGCAATCAGTTGGAAAAATGGTAGATTAATTGCAGCAAGAAACAAAGGACATTTGGCAAATGCAGGAGCAAACGCAATGGGAATTGAAGATGTTGCATCTAAATTTGGTGGCAGAGGTGGATTAACCGATGCTTATAACTTTGCAATGAAAGATTTATCAGCAGCAGTTCAATCTCTTTCAGAACCACAACGAAAGAAAATATTTAACGAAGGTCAGTGTTTTATGAATTTGGAAGTAATTTGGCCAACTTCGGTAAATGTTATTCCGTATGGACAGGCTCTTTTAGTATTCCATAACACAACTTGTTATGATGAAAAAGGAAGTGCGGTAGGTGCTGACCAATCAGCTGCAACTAAATTAGCAGGAATGATTAAGCAGGTGAATGCCGATGTTCAATCAAAGTATACAATTCAAGGACCTCCTGTCACACAACTTCCTAAAAATGAAGATTTGAGTGCAAAACAAAATAAATATTTAAGTAAATTACAAAAATTACAATCTGAATTTGGGTTATCCAATAATGATGGTGTTTCCGAATATCATCAAGCATGGTGGGAAAATTTTGTAAATAAATCAAAAGTTAAATTACAAAAATTAGAAAAAGAAGCATTGGTAAGAAGATGGGCATTTGGTGATAAATCATTCCGTTTAAATACTATTGCTGATAAAGAAGCTCAAGAATGGGCAATTGAAAATGATAAAGTAAATGTAGCAAAGCAACAAAAAGAAAATGTTAGACAATTTGAAGAAATATTTTTGGGAGTAGGTGCTGATGTTCTTTCATTTATGAGTTCAGTACTAACCGCAAATCCAAATTCAGCAATTGCCGATATGAAAAGCAGATTGGAATCTACTGCAGAAAAGGTAAGAGGTAGTGGTGATGTATCTAAAATAGCTAAATTAAAAATGGAATTAAGTAGATTAGCATCTATAGGTGGTAAAGATAAAATAGTTCCAAACGAAGGTATTGTATTCGTTTATAAAGGTAACACTTATAAATTAACAGGTACATTTGCACCACTAAATCAAATTTTAGGTATATTTTACGAATAAATTTAATATATATTATTAATAAATAGGTTATAACAATATAGAAAAATGACAAAAAGAAAAAGTTTTGACGAAAAAAATAAACACATACACAAATCTCGTAAACTAATTATAGATACGGTATTTGGTAGAACCGATGATAATCAAAATGTGTTTGGTTATGAAAAGGCAGATGAAACAAAAAAAGAAGTTGGAGAAATTTGGGTAGATGAAGCTGGTAATGAATGGGAACAAAAAGAAGGTTTCAAAATTAATACCACCAAATTAGATGATGCCAGAGAATATTTAAAAAAATTAACAACTTGTTCTTCTGAAAATTGTGGAACAATACAATATAGTAATGCAGATAAAAAATTAATTGTTAGAACTGGATATTGTGTAACTTGTATGAGAAAAATAGAACAATCACTACGAGAAGATGGTAGTTGGGCGTTTTATGAAGATTATAGAATAACATTAAATAAATTAGATTTTGTTAGAGATACTAAATCACAATTAGAAGAAGCATTTAATAGTGTAACTCAACAAATTGAAATGCTTAACGAAGATGGTTCATTTAGTAAATGGCAATGGGATATTGATATTGAAAAAGTAAAAGTTGATTTAAAAACTGATATTGATGGAGCATACGATGCAATAGAAGCATTATTAGAAAGAAAGTTAGCATTAGAAGATAAGTTACGAGAATTAAATCATTCAGAGCTTATAAAAAATTAAAAATTATGAAAAAATTATTGAATTTTAAGAACATTGCTATAGCAGCATTGATTATTTATGTGTTATTACAATGGTTTAATCCAGGTGGAGTTATGCCAGGTGGTAGAACTATTACAATAGATGGTAAAAAATATGAAGTTATTAAACATACAATTGATACCGTTGATGTAATCAAAACTAAAGTTGTAACTAAAAGAGGAGAAGATATTTATCACGAAACAATCGTAGAGAAAGAAGTTTTTATTCCATCTAATATAGATACTGCGGCATTACTTAAAAATTATTACTCAAAAGTATTATACAAAGATGTATTGGTATTACCTGATTCATTGGGAACGGTATCTGTAACTGATACTATATCTCAAAACAGAATTTTAGGTAGAACATTTGATGCTAAAGTTAGAGAAAGAATCATCAAAGAAGAATTAATCGTTAAAGAACCTGCAAAAAATCAGGTGTATTTTGGTTTGAATGGGGGATTCAACAAAGAAGATTATGTATCTGCAGTAGGAGCTGGTCTAATTCTTAAAACAAAAAAAGATAAAATATACAACTTAAATATCGGTGTTAATAATAGAACTACCGATGGAATAAATGGTGCATTCTCTCCTTATGTTGGATTTGGAACATATTGGAAGATTAAATTAAAAAAATAATATGGGAGTTCAAGGACAACCAAAAAAAACTTTAAAAGAAATAATTTCTGAAGAATATCGTAAATGCGCGGGAGACCCCATTTACTTTATGAAGAAATATTGTGTTATTCAACATCCGGTGAGAGGGAAAATACCCTTTCACCTTTATTCTTTTCAAGAGGATTGCTTAACTGATTTTAAAGACCATCGTTTTAATATCATTCTAAAATCTCGTCAGTTAGGTTTATCAACTCTTTCTGCGGGATTTATTCTTTGGAAAATGATATTCAATCAGGATTATAATGCATTGGTTATTGCAACAAAAGTGACGGTAGCTAAAAATCTCGTAGAAAAAGTTAGGGTAATGCACGATTTACTTCCCGTTTGGTTGAGGGATGGAGGAACTGCGGCAGCTGAAGATAACAAACTATCACTTAAATTAAAAAACGGTTCACAGGTCAAAGCAATCGCATCCTCACCTGATGCAGGACGTTCTGAAGCCCTATCCCTATTGGTAGTGGATGAGGCTGCATTCATTAGAGATATTGATGAAATTTGGTTATCAGCGCAATCTACTCTATCAACGGGTGGAGCTGCAATTGTATTATCTACTCCGAATGGTGTGGGTAACTGGTTTCACAAAATGTGGGTAGATGGTGAGAGTGGTGCAAACGGATTTAATTGTATCAATCTACATTGGACAGTTCACCCTGAAAGAAATCAGGCGTGGAGAGATGAACAAACCCGTATTTTGGGAGTTAAAGGTTCGGCACAAGAATGTGATTGTGACTTCATCGGTTCTGGTGATACCATAATTGACCCTGCATTATTGACTTGGTATAAAGATACCTATGTAATGGACCCGATTGAAAAAAGAGGGTTTGATAATAATTTATGGATTTGGGAATATCCAAATTACAATAAACAATATATGGTTGTAGCTGACGTTGCAAGGGGAGATGGGGCCGATTATTCTACTGCACAAATAATTGATATTGAAGATTGTACGCAAGTAGCCGAATACAGAGGTAAGATTGAAACAAAACATTTTGGTAATTTTTTAACATCGTTGGCAACGGAATATAATAACGCTCTATTAGTCGTAGAAAACTCAAACGTAGGTTGGGCATGTATTCAACAAATAATTGATAGACAGTATGGTAATTTATTCTATATGAGTAATGACCTAAAATATATTGATGTTGAAAAACAAATGAGTAATAAGTTTTATAGAGATGAAAAACAAATGGTTGCTGGATTCTCTACAACATCCAAAACCCGTCCTCTTATCATATCAGCATTGGATACATACATGAGTGATAAGGATATCCTCATTCGTAGTGGTAGATTGATAGATGAAATGTTTACATTTATTTGGCATGGTGGTAGAGCAGAAGCAATGAAGGGATACAATGATGACTTGGTAATGGCATTAGCAATCGGACTTTGGGTTCGTAACACCGCACTTCGTTTGAGACAAGAAGGAATTGATTTAACAAAGAGTATGTTGAATTCAACTCAAATAAATCAGTTTGATGGAGTATATTCCACAGGCTGGTCTGGCAAGAATCCGTATGAAATGGAAGTGGGTAGAGGTGAGGTAGAAAACTTAACTTGGTTACTTCGTTAATTTTTTTATATTTATATATTGAAACTCTTATAGATGAACGAAGATTTAGATAAATGGTTTAAAGAAAAATGGGTAAACATCGGCAAAAAAGTCGATGGTAAGCATCCGCCATGCGGAACTTCGGGAGAAAAAAGGGGTTATGCAAAATGTGTTCCTGCGGCAAAAGCTGCTGGAATGAGTAAAAAAGAAAAAGAAAGTGCTACTAGAAGAAAAAGAGCTGCACAAAATGATGCGGGTAGAGGTGGTAAAGATAGTAGTGGACAAGGCAAAAAACCAATAAATGTTTCAACCAAACCAAAAAATGAAACTATGAGTATAGAAGAAAAAATAAACCTATTTTTAGAAAAGAATTGCCCAACCGATGCAGGTAAATGGGCAGCATCTAAAGCAGCAGCAAAATCTAAATTTGATGTTTATCCATCAGCATACGCAAACGGATGGGCTGCAAAAAACTACAAAGAAAAAGGTGGTGGTTGGAAAACTTGCAGTGAAAGTGTGGAATTAAATGAGGCTTGTTGGGATGGATATAAGCAAGTTGGTATGAAAGATAAGGGAGGTAGACAAGTTCCTAATTGCGTTCCTATAAGTGAAGATATCAATTCAGATGATGATGTAAACTACGGATACGTTGAACCAGAAGAATACGATGTTGAAGATGAGGATATGGAAGACTTCATTGCTTTTATGCGAGGATATGATAAAAACTTAAATGAAGGTTGTCAATGTTTGAGAGAAGCAGAATATCAAGGTAGAGAAGTACAATTGGGTAAACCAATGCAAGGTGATGTTAAGAAATTCAAAGTATATGTTAAGAACCCACAAGGTAATGTTGTTAAGGTAAACTTTGGACAAAAAGGAATGAAAATCAGAAAATCAAATCCTGCAGCTAGAAAATCATTTAGAGCAAGAATGAATTGTGATAGTCCAGGCCCAAGACATAAAGCAAACTATTGGTCTTGTAGAAAATGGTAAATTTGGAAAATTGAAAAAATTTACTTATCTTTATTAATTAGATATAAAATATTAAAATGGCAGATAAAACATTATTCGGTAGGTTACAAAAATTATTTTCAACTAATACCATAGTTAGAAAAACGGCAAAGGGAGTTAAAATAGTCGATACGGATGAGTATCAGAATATGACAACTAACCTTGTAGACCGTTATATGAAGCTCAAAGTGAGTAACTACGGTGTAGGTGGGGTAGAATCTGCAATGGCATATCAGCAAGTTCGTATTGACCTTTTCAGAGATTACGATTCAATGGATATGGACCCGATTTTATCATCCGCATTGGATGTATATGCAGATGAATGTACTGCTAAAAATGAGCAAGGTAATATTTTAAAAATTCATCACGATGATGATAATGTTAAACAAATATTAGAAAATCTTTTTTATGATATTCTTAATGTAGAATTTAACCTTTGGCCTTGGACACGAAACTTGGTAAAATACGGTGATTTCTTTTTAGAATTAGAAATTGCGGATGAATTGGGAATTATAAACGTAATGCCATTATCATCATACGAAATGAGTAGAGTAGAAGGATTTGACCCTGAAAATCCACAAAGAGTTAAATTCGTATATGCCCCATATCAAAATCCATATATGGCGGTAGGTCAGACTACTAAAAAGGAATTTGAAAATTATGAAATTGCTCACTTCCGTTTAAACGGTGATTCAAACTTCTTACCTTATGGAAAGTCTATGGTTGAAGGAGCTAGAAGAGTGTGGAAACAATTAATGTTGATGGAAGATGCAATGTTAATTCACAGAGTGATGAGAGCTCCTGAAAAGAGAATTTTTAAAGTGGATGTTGGTAATATCCCACCAAACGAAGTGGATAACTACATGCAGAAAATTATCAACGCATCGAAGAAAGTTCCATTCGTTGATGAAAAAACAGGCGAGTACAACTTAAAGTACAATATGATGAATCTTATTGAAGATTATTATATGCCAGTTCGAGGTAGTGATAATGGAACTTCAATTGATACGTTAAAAGGTTTAGAATACAATATGATTGATGATATCAACTACTTAAAAGGTAAGTTGATGGCTGCACTTAAAATTCCAAAAGCTTATTTGGGTTATGAAGAAGATACTAATGGTAAAGCAACATTGGCATCAATGGATATCCGTTTTGCTAAAACAATTGAAAGAGTTCAAAGAGTATTAATTTCTGAATTAACTAAAATTGCAATCGTTCACTTATACTCACAGGGTATTAACGATGACCGTTTAACAGATTTTACATTGGAATTAACCGTTCCATCTAGAATTTATGAGCAGGAGCAAGTTGAATTATACACTTCTAAAGTAGCCCTAATTCAACAAATGCAACAAACAAAAATGTTCTCTAAAGAATGGATGTATGAATCTGTTATGAAGATGGCAAAAGATGAGCAGGATGAAATGACGTTGCAGGTATTAGAAGATACTAAACAAACATTCCGTTTAACTTCAATTGAAACACAAGGAACAGACCCTGCAAAGGAAACAGGAGTAGAAGGTGGTCCAACTAATGTTGAAGAAGAATTAAATAAATTGAAACTTGAATTAGATGGACAAGTTGGTAGACCAAAAGACCCTGTTAGATATGGGCATGATGACCATCCCGAAGGTAGAGACCCATTGGGAATAAAAACTCTTAAAGCAAAAGAAGGTTCGGTTGCGTATAAACCAAGAAAGAGTTCATATTTTGAAGTTTTTAAAGATATGGATGGTAATAAAAAAACTATTTTGACAGAAGATTTAACCAAACGGTAATAAAGAAATATAAAAATATATTTATATCTGACAAATTATAAAAATTGATGAAAAAAATTAAACATTCTAAATTTAAGAATACTGGATTTATATTTGAATTATTGGTAAGACAGATTACATCTGAAATCATGTCTTCTAGTAAATCAGTAGCGGAAACTATATTGAAAGAACATTTTAATGCTAAAAAAGAATTATCTAAAGAATTAAAATTATATCAATTTTTAATAAATGAAAAATATAATTCAGAAGTTAAAGCTGAAAAATTTATAGATACGATTTTAGATGCACGCAAACAATTGGATGAAAAGAAGCTTATAAAAGAAAAGTATAATTTAATTAAACAAATTAAAGAAACTTATGGTTTAGATGAGTTTATTAAATCTCCAATTTCTAACTACAAAACATTAGCATCTATTTATAAAATATTTGAAGTAGTATCAACTAATGAACAATATGACCCAACTGATATTGTAAGTTCTAGATTTACTATTGCTGAAAATATTATAAATTCATCTATTCAAAATAAAGAAGCTAGAATCAAAGATGCAGTTTTAGAAGAATATAAAAAACAGGATGAGGATTTGAGAGCAATATCTTATAAGATGCTAGTAGAATCATTTAATAACAAATATAAAAATCTTACAGAAGAACAAAAACTTTTATTAAGAGAATATATAAATAATATTAATAACACTGGTAAATTGAATGAATATATTTCAACCGAAATTATTAAATTAATCAATGGGTTAAAGGAAGTTGGTTCTAAAATACCAGATAAAGTAACAAAAATCAAATTAGCGGAAACCATATCTAATATTAGAAAAATTAAATCGGTTAAAAAAATTAAGGAACAACATCTATCCGCAATGATGATGAGTTATGAATTATTAAAAGAATTAAAAAATAGTTTAAATAAATAAAAAATGTCAAATTATAGAACATATAACGCAAAATTAGTAACATCAGGTTCGGCTTCATTAATAGATAGAGTTTGGGGTGTATTACCTGTAAGTGGTGTGACTGGAACAATTACGTTAGAAGGTGGAACAACTATTTCATTAGCACATTTAACTGCAGGAGAACCTTTTCCGTGTTACGTTAAAAGTATAGCAGTAACCAATGGTGGTTCTGTTTATGTATTAGCTTAAACTAATTTAAAATGTCAATTACAAATAATACTATAGTATCTAATAAAATCAAAGAAATGGTGTTGGCTGAATTACGTTCAGTTAAAGCTATTCAAACTGATTATTCAAAAGTAATTGATGCAATGGAAAAGCATTTGGAAGCATATAAAAAATCCAAAGGTACTCCCGCTGAAAAAGAACATATACAAAAATTAAAAACACTAACTACTCAAAAGAAGAAATTAGCAGATGAATTAAATGCTAAAGTTAGTGATATGTATAAAGATGCCGAATTAAAAGTAGATGAAATGAATACTACTGGTGGTGTTGAAGGATACAATACTCCATTTGCATTTAGCGGTAAAGATAGTGAAGAAAAGAAGGGAAAGAGACAAGCTGATTTGACTGGATATAGTGTAGTAAACGAAGAAACTCCATCTGAAATCATAAAGGATTTAGATAAGGTAAAAAACGATTTAATTAAAAAGGTAGATGTTCTAATTGCTAAAAAGAAAAAACTTTACTCTAATGTTGATATAGAATCACCAATGAGTGCAGATGAAAAGCAGTTAGATAAAGATATACAATCTATATTTTCACAAATTCAACAAATAATTCTTAAAAAAAGAACCTTAAAAGAATCTATAAACGAAGGTAAATACTATGTAAGCTACAACAGAGGTAGAGGACAGGGTAAAGATTTGGAAAAAGAATTTGACCCAAAAACCTTTAAAACAACTGGTAAGCCAATGGTATTTAGTTCATATAATGATGCTAAAAAATACGCTGAAAAAATGGAAAAGATGTTCCGTAATTCAATCGGTGGTTCAACGGCATATTGGGTATCGGATGAGAAAATGAATAGAGTAGAAGAATCAGTAAACGAATCTGATTTGAAAGGATACCTCGTTGCAGATGTAGTAGATGATATTATCAAATCAATAGGTTCAAAATTTGTAAGTGGGCAAATTAAAGATGGTGGTAATAAGAATAAAGTTTATCTTAAACTAACAGATAAAAAATTTGGTAGTGGGGTAGTTAAAATCCTAAAATCAAGATTTGGCATTGATTCTAAATATGATACAACATTCGGAAACATGCCATCAGTATCGTTTTGGGGCGATAAGGTAGTTAGTGAATCAGTAAATGAAGATAAAGTTTATATTGATTTTTTAAATAAGAAAAAAGGGTTCAAACAGGATAGGATTAAATTTAATTCTTATGAAGATGCCGTAAAATGGGCAAGAAAGAATTTTGAAAAGTTTAATCCAGATATGATTAAATATGAATCTATGAACGAAGCAATTCAAAACGCACCCGCAAAAAATGGAAAAGAATTAGCAGATTTCATATTAAGACATTATGATTTTTATACCGATTATATTGATGATGGTGGACAGAGACGAAGAGCAATAAAAAGTAATGAAGGTACTATTGAATGGTTCGATTCACATCCTATTGATTTGAAAAAGGAAGCACTTAAAATATTACAATCAAAGGTAGGTTCTTCTGGTAAATCACAAATACAAAGAGTTTTCGGTAAATCTACAATGGATAAATAAAATATATATATTTATACAGTAAAGAAGGCGTAATACAAAATAAAAGTAATGAAACTACATCAACTAAAAGAGTTTGTTAAGCAAACAATTAGAGAGGAGCAAGATTATCAACAATTGTTTAAGCACATGTTAGATAAAACTGGTAAATCAATTGCAGATATGTCTGACGATGATAAGAAGAAATTCTTTAATGCCGTAGATACTGCTTATAAAGCAAAATCAGAAGGTAGATTAAGAGGATATAATGAAGCAGAACTAACTGCAGGACAAAAGAAAATTGATGTAGATAAGGATGGCGAAATTGAAGGTTCAGATTTAGCAGCATTAAGAGCTGGTAAAACAAACGAAGCGGGAGATGAAAGATTTGACTGGCCACCAGTTCTTGATAAATTCAAAGGAAAAGAAATAGACAAGTTGGAAGCCGATTATAAAGCATCACTTGCTAAAAGTGGTGCAATATTGGATAAACAACGCCAATTGATAAGAACTACACTTGGTAATAAATTTGAATTTCCGTGGGAAAATTATGATAAATGGCCAGCCAAACTTAAAGCAGAAGTAGAAAGATTAACTCAAGAATTAGAAAAGAGCCGTGCGAAACAACCTGAAATGTTTAAAAAACTTATGCAGGCAAGAGGTACTTGGAGATGATAAAGTTAAAATCCATATTAATTGAAGTAATGAAAAAAAAAAGTGTAAATGAAAATTTAGCTTTAGGAATACTTGCAACATTAAGTGGTATCCTTATTGGTAAAATTGCATTTTATTATATAGGAGAATTAGTAGAAAAAGGAATTAAATACTTTAATGGTTCTAAAGAAACTGAAAAAGAAATATCAGGAATATTAGATAAATTAGAATCAAATAAAAAATTTATAAGTGATGTTACTGAATATATTGAAAAGAATAACGGAATAAACGATGCAGCTGCAGATAAAATGGTTAAATCTGCGTATGTTCAATCTCTTATTAAAAAAGTAAATAACGATAATGTTGATAAAGCAGATTTAGAAAGTGGTTTAAAAAATATATTTTTGAAAGCTTGGTCTAACGATAAAGACACGGCAATTGAAAAAGTTAAAAAAGATATAAAATAAGATGAATAAAGGATTATTAATAGAAACCCATTTATTTGAAGCAAAACTTCAAAAAGAAGAAAATGGAACCTATTTGGTAAAGGGTATTCTGCAAAGAGCAGGTGCTGCTAACCAAAATGGTAGAAGATATCCTAAAGAAATATTAGAGAGAGAATGTCAAAAATACAAACAACTTATCAAAGAACGCAGAGCACTGGGTGAGTTGGACCATCCTGATTCTCCTGTTATCAACTTAAAGAATGTATCACATAACATTAGAGAAATTTATTGGGAAGGCGATGATGTATACGGTGTAGTAGAAATACTTTCAACTCCATCAGGAAACATTTTAAGAGAATTACTAAAGAACAATATCCGTTTAGGTATCTCATCTAGAGGTTTGGGTTCAGTAAAGGAATTGAGAGATGGTACTGTAATGGTTCAGGAAGATTTTGAATTAGTAGGTTGGGATTTTGTATCAAACCCATCTACACATGGAGCATTTATGGCACCAATGAACGAATCAAAGCAATGGGCAAAAGTTGCAGAAGAATGTGGTAAGTGGTGTAAACCACAAGATTTGATGAGAGAAATTATAATAGAATTAAACTAACAAATATGAAACTAGTAAATTTAGTACCTGGAAAAGCAATTAACGATAAAGTAGTTAAAGAAGCATTGGATGATTTAGATACCAATTTACCAGTATCTATAGAAAGATATTTGGATAAAATGGTAGCTCAAATTAAAGGAATGAGTCTTTCTCGTAAAAAAGAAATTCTTGTATTAGCAAAGGTAATCGATGCTATGGGAATTGACAAACAAGAAATGATGAGATACGTTTCAAAAATTAAGAAAAACGATATATTAAAAAAATAATATGATACGTTTAAAAAACTTACTCAAAGAATCGGAAGAGTTACAACAACTCCCAACCGAAATGAAAAAACATTTCTTGGAAATCATTTCTACCTATGGACAACATAGAGAAGGAATGAGTAGAAAATCTGATATCAGACAAGTTGCAGAAACTTTGGGTGGTATCGCTGATGCTGCCCAAGAATATACATTAAGAGAGGGTGGTGATTGGTTTGATAGAGTTACTATTAAACGTAATATGAGTGAGTTAAAAAAATTACAATCTGCATTTGAAAAAGAATCATTAGAAGCACGTGCACAGGAACAAAGGTTGGAAGCTCTATATGAAGATATGGGGAATGTGTTGGGTAGATATTTTGAAATAGCTAATGTTTCAGAAAAAGTTATGAAAGAAAGATTGGGTAGAACTTCAATTCAAGAAGCTAAAAAATACGATATCGGTTCTGGATGGATGGGAAATGGTTTAACTATTTGGAATAGAGCCGAAGAACAATATGGTGATTATAAAATAATTGCTCATATTAGTAAGGATGGCACGTTAAGTATAAGAGATAAAAAATTACCAAATGATATCAAGCAAATGTTCCAAATGTGGGCAGATACTATGAAAAAGGGTGATAGGCCTGGAACATATTAATTAAAATATGGAAGAATTAGCATCATTATTATTACAAAGTAGAACTCAAGCTCACTCATTTCATTTAGGTGTTAAAGGAATTGGTTCTCATTCTGCACATTTAGCATTAGGTGAATATTATGATTCAATAGGTGGATTAATTGATGGATTGGTAGAAACATATCAGGGAAAAGAAGGATTAATTCAAATTTCAGGAATTGGAACTTTGGATAAAAATAATGATATTAAAAATATTATTAAATATTTCGATACATTATGTAATATGATAGCTAGATTAAGAGAGAATCCTAAATTAAAAGACAGTTGGATTCAAAATGATATTGATACTGTTGTATCTTTATTATATAAAACAAAATACAAGTTAGTAAATCATCAATAATAATTATGATTATAATTGATATTAAAAACGGTAATATAGAATCGGCTCTGAAACAATATAAGAAAAAAATTCAAAATATTAAACAAACAGAAGAGTTAAGAGAAAGACAAACATTTGTTAAACCATCCGTTAAAAATAGGTTACAAAAAGAAAAATCTATAAGAAAAAATCAAAAAGATTTGGGGTTTCTTTAGTTTTCTAAAAAATTTACATATTTATCCTCGAATATCCTATCTTATATAGGATTTTTTAATTCAAATGTAGTTGATTAATGAATACCCTTCTCTATAAGGTGTGACCGAACAATCAACATAATTCTATTGGAGTTTTTATAAATAACTTCACAATCAACACACAATAAAAAAAATGGCAAATTCAAAATTATTGAAAGAAGCAATCGCTGATGCCAAAGCCGTTAAAGAAACCGCTTTAGCAAACGCAAAACTTGCACTTGAAGAGGCATTTACTCCTAGACTTCAATCTATCTTATCTCAAAAGATGAGAGCAGAAGCTGAAGCAGAGGATACAGATGCTGAAAAAGTGGATGAGGAATTGAGTTCAGATGGTATCGGTTCTAAATCAGACGCTGGATACCCTCAAACCCCTGGCGCAAACCCATCTTACGATGCAACCACTGATTTATCGGTAGGTGTAAAGAAAGATAGTGGTAAGCCAGAAGCAGCTGGTACTGACTACAAAAAAGTAGCAGACATCAACGAAGAAGATGATTATGACTTCGGTGGTGAAGAAGAAGACCCTAACGCAGCAGAAATCGCAGAATTAAAAGCGAGATTAGCAGAATTAGAAGGTGAAGAAGAAGAAGCCCCAATGGAAGCTGAATACGGTATGGATTCAGAAGAAGACCCAATGGAAGGTGAGTATGGTATGGATTCAGAAGAAGACCCAATGGAAGGTGAGTATGGTATGGATTCAGAAGAAGATTCAGAAGATGCTATGGATTTAGAATCTATTATCAGAGAATTGGAATCACAATTAGGTGACGAAGAAGAAACAAACGAAGAAGAGCATGAAGAAGAAGACCCTAACGCAGCACAAATTGCAGAATTAAGAAGACAATTAGCTGAATTAGAAGGTAGTGAAGAAGAAGAACCAAAAACTGAATCTAAAAGATTAAGAGAATCACGTAGAAGATTGAAAGAAAATTTAGCAGATGGTTCTGAAGCAGGTACTGACAAAGGAGAAACTCCTAAAGTTGTTGTAACAAACGAAGCTGAAGAAGAAGATGATACACTAGATTTGGATGAAATTCTTCGTGAAATGGAAGCGGACATGGCAGGTGACAAAGAGAAAGTTGATGAAGAAGAAGATAAAGAAGAATTGAAAGCAGACTTAAACGAAGCTTACAAAACTATCAAATCTCTTCAAAAAACTATTAACGAAGTTAATCTTTTAAATGCGAAGCTTTTATTTGCAAACAAATTATTCAGAGCACACAACATGACTAACGAACAAAAAGTGAAAGTGATTGAAACTTTGGATAGAACAAAATCAGTTAGAGAGGTTAAATTGGTGTTCTCTACATTAGCAGAGAATTTCAAATATACAACATCTTCTAACAAATTAACTAAAAGAGCCATTTCAGAAGGTATCGCTAGTAAAGCAGTTAAATCTACAAAACCTGCACAAGCTAAAGCGGTAATTAATGAATCGGTTAATTTTGCTAACAGATTTAAGAAATTAGCAGGTATTATTAAATAATTAAATAACACAAACAAATTCATTCAAAATGAACATTAAAAAATTAATGAGCGGCGCGAACCCACAGAGCGTGATGCTTGAGCAAACCAGAGGTTTGAAAGGCAAATGGGAAAGAACAGGACTACTTGAAGGAGTAGGTTCTGAAACTACAAAGCATGGTATGGCAGTAATGTTAGAAAACCAAGCAAAGCAATTATTGGATGAGGCAACTCGTACTGGTACTTCTTCAGGTTCTGAAGAGTGGGCTGGTGTTGCTCTACCTTTGGTAAGAAGAATCTTCGGTTCTATTGCAGCGAAAGAATTCGTTTCAGTTCAACCAATGAACTTACCTTCAGGTCTTATCTTCTACATGGATTTCAAATATGGTACTAACCCAGCAGGTAATCCAAACTTTACTGGTTCTTCATTATTCGGTAATGGTGGTACTTTTGGTAAAGATTCATTATCCCCAGCTGGTAACAAATTAGGTTCAACTCAAGCAGCTGAAGGTGGTTTGTATGGCGCAGGACGTTTTGGATACACAATCAACAATGCTACTGCAGAAATCACTTCAACATTCGCTTCAGCATCTTTAGCTGATATCGATTTTGATTTAACTTCGGGTTCAGTTTCTGCATCATTTGCAGGTAACACATTGAAGAAAATCATAGTTCCATTACCATCTGACGCAGATTTCAATGGTGTTAGAGCGTTCGAACCAACATTCTTAACTGGTTCAGCAGTAAATGGAATTTTCCCTCAATACACTACTAAAAACGGTTCAAATGTTGAATTCGTTGCAACTGTAACTGGTTTATCAAACTTGGCTACTGTTGGTGTATCGTTGGCATACCACAAACAACCTACTGATATCTCTCGTGGAGATTTCGAAGATAGAGGAACAGATTTGGCAATTCCAGAAATTGAATTGGAATTGAAATCAGAGCCTATCGTTGCTAAAACACGTAAGTTGAAAGCAATTTGGACTCCTGAATTGGCGCAAGATTTGAACGCATATCACTCTGTAGATGCAGAAGCTGAATTAACTCAAATGTTATCTGAATACATCTCTTTAGAGATTGATTTGGAAATCCTTGAGATGTTGCAGCAGAACGCATTCACAACTGAATATTGGTCAGCAAAAGTTGGATATGAGTGGAATGGTGCAGGATTCGCTATTGATTCTTCTGCGGCAGCAGCTTCAGCATACCAGAAGAACACTTGGTTCCAAACTTTGGGTATCAAATTACAAAAAGTATCTAACAAGATTCACCAATTGACTATGAGAGGTGGAGCAAACTTCGTTGTTGTTTCTCCAAACGTAGCTACAATTTTGGAATCTATGAACGGATTCTCTGCTAACCCAGGTAAAGATGCGTTAACTTTCGCAGCAGGTGTAACTAACATCGGACAAATCTCTAACAGATACGATGTTTACAAAAACCCTTACATGACTGAAAACGTAATCTTGTTAGGTTTCAAAGGTTCTAACTTCTTCGAGACTGGAGCAGTTTACGCACCTTATGTACCATTGATTATGACTCCTTTAGTGTACGACCCAACCAACTTTACTCCACGTAGAGGTGTTATGACTCGTTACGCTAAAAAGATTGTAAGACCAGAATTCTATGGTAAAGTTTTAGTTGACGGTTTAGATACTCTTTAATATTTAGAGTTTTTAAATTAAATTAGAGGGAGCAGTGATGTTCCCTCTTTTTTTTTATATTTATATGAGTAATCATTTAATAACTAAAAAACATAAACAAATGGCATACCCAGAAGAAAGATATTCAATAACGGAAACTGCAAAAGATTTACCAACATATACGGTAGAAAGTACGGACAAAATTTTAGCTAGACAAGCAGATGGTAAATTAGGATATATATTAGTATCCGATTTACAAGTAACATTGGATGGTGATGGGCTGGCAACCGATGCCTCTGTTACCTCATTGAGTGGTAGTATTGCAACTAAAATGGCAAATACTTCATTTGGATATGTTACTGGTAGTTTTGCAAATGATGGTGCTGCAGCATCGGCTGGCGTTCCAGTTGGTGGATTGTATCACACTACAGGTACGGTTAAAGTTAGATTAACATAGTTTTAATTTTATTAAAAATGAAAAAGAGATGATAGAAATGTTATCTCTTTTTTTATTCTTATATTTATAGTAGTAAACCTATAAATTTTAAGAAATGTCTATAAACACATATTGGTCTGGCTCAACGGCATCCGCATTTTTATCGGCATCTGCATCTGCGGAAGCAACTCCGTTTGGATTATATGATTCAGATGCAGAATTTAGAACCGATGCACCAAAAACGGCAGTTTGGGTTGCAAAGAGATTGGGGTATCCTATTGTAAATATTGAATTAGATAACCAACAAATATGGGCCTGTTTTGAAGAATCCGTTTCGGAATATTCTGCACAAATAAATCAATTCAATCTTCGTAATAATCTTGATATTCTAAAAGGACAGCCAAAAGGTAAGGTTTCAAATTATTCACAAACACTTGTAGACGGTTCATATTTACCAACAACAGTTCGTATGTCCCAACAATATGGTACATTAGCAGGAGTAGGTGGTTCAACTTCAATTAAAAAAGCATATATCAATTTAACTGCTGGACAACAGAAATACAACATAATGAGTTCATCTGTTGATGTGGAAACATCTGCATCGTTTTCTACACTATTTACAGGAAGTTCAACGGTGGATGTAACTAGAGTGTATCACGAAGCAACTCCTGCTATTGCACGATTCTTTGACCCGTATTCGGTAGGAGCACAAGGTACTTTAAATTTAATAAGTGAATTAGGATTTGGAAACTTTTCACCTGCTGCACAATTCTTAATGATGCCTATTTACGAAGATGTGTTAAGAATGCAACAAATTGAATTAAATGACCATATTCGTAAATCGGCTCACACATTTAATATAGTAGATAATAAATTAGAAATATTTCCTGTACCTACCGATGGAACTGTTAGTAGAGTTTATTTTGAATACATAAGTAGAGATGAATTTGAACATGATTCTCAAACTGTTCAAGCAGATTCACTTTCGGATTATTCAGATATTCCGTATGATTTTATTCAATACTCAAATATAAACGATGTTGGTAAACAATGGATTAGAAAATATACATTAGCACTTTCAAAAGAATTATTAGGAGCAATTAGAGAGAAATACTCAAATGTTCCGATACCTGATGGTGAAGTATCACTGGATGGAGCAGCATTGAGAGCTGAAGCACAAGTGGAGAAGGATATGTTGATAACCCAATTAAGAGAAAATTTGGAAGAATTGAGTAGGAAAAATGTGATGGAAAATAAAGCACATGAATCAACACATCAGCAAGAAATGTTGAGAAAAGTTCCACTTAAAATATATGTAGGATAATATGCCAAAGTTTTTATTAGGTAGAGATATTGATTTTTTCAAAAGTATAGCCAGAGAATTGGTTGATACTGTTATAGAAAATACTGTCGTTTTATATAAAATAAATTTAAATGAAACGAAGATAAATATCTATGGTGAAGCATTAAATAAAACCTGGCACACTGGTGTAGAACTATACGCATTAATTGATAAAGAAGCACAATCAACTCAATATGAAGGATTTGGGTCTGATACACTTCAAGATATAACATTTAAATTTGATAGAGGATTATTAGAAGAACGAAATATACATCCTGAAATAGGTGATGTTGTTTATTTTGATAATCAATATTATGAAATTGGTAATGTAAATGAAGTGCAATTTATTGGTGGTTTACCTGCTAATACTTATAGTATAGTATGTTTTGCATTTTTAGTAAGTAAATCTAATCTTAATATTGAAAAGAGAATAACATAAAAATATGTCTACAAATCCATTAAGAAAACAGGAGAGAATTCTTCAAACTAAAAAGGAAAAAGGAGAATTAAGACAATCGGTATCTTTATTTGATATTGATTATGCTATGATGTCTTATTTGGAAGATACGGCATTACCTACATTAGATGATAATGGTAAGGCTTTAAAAATACCTGTCATATATGGAAACTCCGAACGATGGAATGGAGCAAGAAGACAGGGAGTTTACAGAGATGCAAATGGTAAGCTTCAATTACCAATTATGATGATTCGTAGAACATCTATTGCTAAAGATGATACTATGCCAATGCAAAATCGGCATGTAACTTATCAAGGTATTACAAAATATTCTAAAGATAATAGATATGATAGGTTTACACTATTGGGAAATAATTATAAACCAAAATACGAAATATATAAAATTCAAATGCCAGAATATGTAGAATTAAACTATGATTGCATGGTTTGGACTTCTTACATAGAACATTTAAATTCGGTGATAGAACAATTACAATATACTGGTACATATTGGGGTGATAAAAATGGATTTCAATTTAGAACAAGTTTAGGAGATTTTAATGTAATAAACGAAGTTGGGGATGGCACTGAAAGAGTTAATAGAATTGAATTTAGTTTATCAGTTAAAGCTCATTTACTTCCTGAAAAATTTGACGGAGAAGATACCACTAAAAAATCATTTTCTACGCAAAGAGTTGTGGTATCAACTGAAACGGATGTAACAAGTGGAACTGGTAGGTTAGAAGGTATATTAACTACACCATCACCATATTATGATAATAAAGATTTGATTGATTTTCTTTCTTTAAATAACAGTAAAATACAAAATCCAATAGTATCTAATACCATTACATTCGGTGGGATAAAATTAATAAAAACTCCACCTACTTTAATATCAGTAGTTACTGGTGGTATAGTGGTTGGTGATAATACATACGATATTAAAGTTTATATAAATGGTACACGATATTACCATAATACACACTTTTCTATAAGTATAACATCATCATCTTTAACTATTAATTTTATTCAAGCAAATTTAGGATTTGCAGTTGATAGTGGAGATGAAATTTCCATAACAGGTAAATTTATAAATGTGTAATGAAGAGAAGTCTTTTAGATATAACTCAAAAAATTAGTAGAAAACCAGCTGATACCGAATTAACTCCAAAGGATTTAAATCACCCTACATATTCGATATGGGAAGCAAACGGTTGGAGGTTTGTTGAATTATTAAGAGAAATAGAATATAGAACAACGCAAGATAGATTGAGAGTAATAATTAACACTCAACATATATCGGCAGAAGATTATATAATAGAGGAAGGAAGTGAAGGATTGTTAATCAAATTTATAAAAAATAATTTTGAATTTGGTTTGGATACTACTGATTATATTGAAATAACAGGTGATATAGAACGATATGCTTAATAGATTTAATTCAAATGCGAAAAAATTAAATAGGATTATACCAAAAATAAATCCTAATAATTTAAATGATGATTTATACATCACAGGTAGTTTATTGAATATAGAAACACCAACTACAAATAAATTTAATTCAAATTCTAAATCAAATCCAAATCCAACTAAATTAGTAAATAATAAAAATAAAATATCAGAATTTCATAATGAAATTTTACAATTTAGTGGAAGAACGGTATCTAGAATAATTGATGCTTTTGATAATACTGGATTTGGAACTCTTACGATTTATAACGTAGCATTGGATTATGGAACTGAAGGAGCATCTCCTGAAAATTTTGAAATATTAGTTTATGGATTGCATTTACCAGGACATTACACTATTAAGGAAGTTGGAAATAATGTAGTAATTACATTATTAGATAATTATATAGATTATGATTCCATAACAGTAAATGATATATATGTTATAGGTAAATTGGTAGATATTCCAATTGCAACTGAAGATGGTTTTATCATAACAACCGAAGATGGTTTAGACATAATAATATAATAAATGGCAAACGTAAGAAAAAGGATATTAGAATTAACGGCATTAGAAAGTGCATCATTAAATACAACAATAGTTGGTGTAGATGGTGGTATAACTTATAAAATAGAGTTGGATACCCTCGCAGATGCAGTTACTTCTAGAGTTAATATATTAGATAGAGACAGATTAGCATCTTTGGAATCGGTGACATCTTCGTTTGAAATCAAAGGTAGAAGTGTAATAAGTTCATCTGCACAAATAACTACATTAGGATTTATTAGTTCTTCTACATCTATACCAGCTGGAACTATATCTTCATCTGCACAAATTACATTATTTGGATTTGTTAGTAGTTCAATTGATATAACTTCTTTAAATTCATTCACATCTTCGCAATCATCATTAAATACTGCATTCACAAACGGAATTACTGCAAGATTACAAACATCTTCGTTTAATGAATATACCTCATCGCAATCTACATCATCATTAGTGGATAGATTAAACACAATTGAAAGTGTAAGTGGTAGTTGGATTACTGAAAGTGAAACGGGTTCATTTTTGACATCATTAAGTGGAGCAATAAGTTCTTCATCTCAATTAACATCATCATACGATACAAGATATACATTGAGTGGTAGTGTTCCAAATATACCAACGGGTTCATTTGCAACAACTGGTTCAAATACTTTTATAGGTGAACAAATAATAAGTTCTTCTTTAATCGTAACTAATGAAATTAAAGGTATTGGAAATATATTTTTACAACCTGATGTTAATGATGCAAGATATTTTCAAATTTATAATACTGCAGCACCTTCGGGTAATGATATTCACTTTAAAGGTAATACAGATTTCAACTACTTTGGTGACGATACCAATTACTTAAAAATAGATGATAGTGCACAAACAATAACAATTACCGGTGTTAATGGTGTATTTGTTAGTTCTTCATTAAATGTAACTGATTCAATCAATGGTACAATCAACGCAACAAATGGTGTAATTAGTGGTTCATCACAATTGACATCTTCGTTTGATACAAGATATACATTGAGTGGTAGTGTTAGTGCAGTCCCATCTGGTACAATAAGTGGTTCTTCACAATTGACATCATCATACGATGCAAGATATACTTTAAGTAGTTCATTTTCTTCAATATCATCATCATTTAATAGTAGATTTAATGGATTGGTAACTACTGGTTCAAACACATTTAGTGGGTCACAAATATTTAGTGGTTCAATGGTTGTTACATCAGGACAAATAATTGCATCTGCAATTACGAACAATAGTTCATCACTATTCTTACAAAGTGGTAGTAATCTATATGTTCAAAATAATGGATTAGTAGAAATTACAGGTTCATTAAACGCAACATCTATAACGGGTTCAATAGCAGCAACCAATGGTGTAATAAGTGGTTCAACTCAATTGACAACTGCATTCCCATCAAAAACAACGGGAGCTTGGTCGGTACCAGCAGGAGCATCTACACAAAGTTTTACAGTTGAAGCTGGTGCTTCATATACAATGTGGGTAAATGGTAATATTCCAAATGGTATTATAACTTGGAACGCAACTGTAACAACATCAAATACCAATGTTCCGGTAGTTGGTTCTCAATATGGTTGGTATTACACAGCAGGTAATGCATTAGTTTTAACTGCAATGCCTGACCAAATTATAGGTACAACTAATACTCTCATATCCTCTCCAACATCATACGCACCAAATACTTCAAATGTATTTAAGTTTGGTATCACAAATAATAGTGGGACAACCCAAACAATTAATTACGGATATATAAAACTATCATAAGTTATGCCAATAATATTTCAAAATGGATATACAATTACACCAAATCCATATATGTTGGTTACGGATGGATTATTACTTCAATTGGATGCAAATAATTCAACAAGTTATCCTGGTAGTGGAACAACTGTTTATGATTTAACTAATTCGTATAACCATACATTGATTGGTGCTACATTTACTACATTAAGTGGAATAAAATGTTTTGATTGCACAACTGGAAATAATAGAGTTGATGTAAACGGAACAGGTCCAACTTTACCAACAACGGGATATACCTATATTACTTGGGCAAGATTGATAAATAATAATTCAGGATTTAGAACATTACTTTACACAAAAGGTACTCGTAAAATAACACCAATTACTATTCCTAATGGAACAAGTACATTAGGATATTGGGCAACAGCATTCGTAAGTTCAGGATATGATGTCTCATCTTCGGTGGGTATTTGGACTCAATATACAGTAGTTGGGGATAATTCATCTCAAACATTCTACATAAATGATTCACAAGTGGGAAGTACAATCAATGAGGGTTCGGGTGGAAACACACATTGGGGAGTGGGTAATAATGATATTGTTGCTCAACCTTTTGGACATGTTGCAAATCTTTATTTGTATAATAGAAAATTATCAATTGAGGAAATAACACAAAATTATAATGCAATAAAACCGACTTACGGATTATAAGAATAAAAGATATTTATAGGATATGGCAAACTTAATAAGATTAAAACAAATAGAAGGTAGTACAGAATTAGCAGCAGCGGTAACCGCTGGTAATGCCATTAGTCAATCTGGTGGTAGTTTTGCCGAAGCAGTAAATAACGCAGTATCTCAATCATTGGAATCATCGTTATCACAATCTATTATAAATATTATAACAAATAATGTAGGAGCAACTTTACCAGCTGGGGTTGTATCGGGTTCATCTCAAATATACATTAGTGGAACAATTGGATATAGTGATATAGCAACGGATATAGAAGTAGCAGTAATAAGTTCTTCTTTATCAGCATCGCAAGTTTTAATATCATCATCAATAAGTTCATCAATAGCAACTACATTGAGTGGAAGTTTATATTCTATAACAATATTAAGTTCATCAGTAAATACCAGATTAACTAATTTAGAATCATTCAGTTCTTCATTGGATAATGGATTTGCAACTGATGCGGAGTTAACATTATCACAATCAAATATTAACATCGATATGGGTGAATGGTAAAAAAATAAATATAATATACCAAACGTACTATTCGTAAAAAAAAAACATATTTATTAAAGTATAATCGTAACTAAAACCAAAAAAGATTAACCAACGCAATATGGCACAAATAATTAAACACAGACGCGGTAGTTTAGAAGCCCTATCCGCCGTAACCTCATCACTTCAAAAAGGTGAATTGGTAATTGCTTCTGGCTCATCGAACTTATCGGTAACTAATGGAGCATCTATTGTATTCGCAGTTCCAGAAAATGGACAGGTGCAAGCGGTAAATAGATTTCTAGTAGGTAACGCGGCTCCAAATACATTTGCTGCCGGAACTTACAACGGATTAGTAAAAGGTGTTCCTTACTATGCAAGTGGTAGTTCTACTTTATATTTGTTGGGTGAAGGAGCCAATGATATTCCTGATTTAACAGGTAACATTAGTAACTTTAGTGCATCAGTTTCTTCATCAATAAGTGCATTATCTGCATCAATTGGAGGTGGTTCAATTGGTACATCTGTAGCCGCATTAAATACTTTTAGTGGTTCACAATTAACACAAAACGCTACATTAGCAACTTATACTGGTTCGGTTGATACACGATTTACTGAAATTGGAGTTGTTAGTGGTAGCTTAATAGCATCGGCATCAACTGCTAAAACAACAAATGATTCACAAGGAGTTTCGATAACAAACTTAAACTCATTTAGTTCTTCTGCATTAGTTAGATTAACAAATATTGAATCACACACTTCTTCAGCTGATATAAGATTTACTGAAATTGGAGTTGTAAGTGGAAGTTTAATAGCATCAGCATCGACAGCAAAAACTACAAACGATTCGCAGGGTGTTTCAATAACAAACATAAACTCATTTAGTTCTTCAGTATTAACTCAATTAACTGAAATCGGCGTAGTTAGTGGTTCATTAATTGCATCAGCATCAACTGCTAAAACTACAAACGATTCACAAGGTGTAAGTATTACAAATTTAAATACAACTTCTGCGAGTGTAAATACTTCGATTGCAGAATTAAATACATATTCATCTTCATTAAAGTCTGCAATTACAGTTGATGGACAAAATGTAACAATAGCCGGTAATTTTACCGTTTCTGGTACTCAAACTACTGTAAATTCTACAACCGTACAAATTGGTGATAACATCATCGAATTAAATGGTACTGGAGCAGCAAATGGTGGTTTATTAGTTAAAGACCCAACTGCACCTAATACGGCAAGTGGTTCTTTACTTTGGGATTCTACAAATGATTACTGGAAAGCAGGAGCAGTAGGAGCTGAATCTAAATTATTAAGAGCAGAAGGTGATAATGTTGTTACATCATCTGCACAAATTACTATTTCCAATACAACTGGATTTGGTGATTTTAGTGGTTCTATTTCATCTTCAATTTCAGCTTTAAGTGCATCGGTGGGAAGCGGAGCTGGAATTTCAATAACAAACTTAAACTCTTTTAGTTCTTCTGCATTAGTTAGATTATCGAACATCGAATCATTCAGTTCTTCAGCTGAAACTAGATTTACTGAAATTGGAGTTGTAAGTGGTTCATTAATATTATCTGCTTCAGCAGCTAAAACTACAAATGACTCGCAAGGAGTTTCTATCACAAACTTAAACTCTTTTAGTGGTTCACAATTAACTCAAAATGGTACATTAGCAACTTACACTGCTTCAGTTGATACAAGATTAACTGAAATTGGTGTAGTTAGTGGAAGTTTAATTGCATCAGCATCAACTGCTAAAACTACAAATGACTCACAAGGAGTTTCAATCACAAATTTAAATTCATTTAGTGGTTCACAATTAACTCAAAATGGTACATTAGGAAACTATACTGGAAGTGTTGATACGAGGTTAACTGAAATTGGTGTAGTTAGTGGTTCGTTGATATTATCTGCATCAGCAGCTAAAACAACAAATGACTCACAAGGTGTATCTATAACAAACTTAAACTCATTTAGTGCTAGTGTAAACACTTCTGTTACGGCGTTAAATAGTTCATCGGCATCACAACAAACATCTATTGATGCATTGAATAGTTATACCTCTTCTAATACTTCTACAAATGCTTTAAACGCATTTACTGCATCTGCAGAGCAAAGATTTACTGAAATTGGTGTAGTTAGTGGTTCATTAATATTATCAGCATCAAATGCTGCAAGTAGATTAACTACATTAGAAGGTGCAGGTACAATACAAGGCGTAGGTACTTCTAATAACGTAACATTTGCAAAAGTAACAACGACTGGTGATGTAGTAGTAGGTGGTGATTTGGTGGTACAAGGTAACACCGTAACATTAAATACCGCAACATTAATAGTTGAAGATAAATTAATAACATTAGCAAGTGGTTCAACTTCATCGGCAACCGCAGATGGTTCAGGATTCGAAGTAGCAGGAGCAGGTGCAAATTTCATATATCAACATTCAACAACCGCATTTACTTCATCAGTAGCATTAATCGCACCTGCGGTTACCTCATCCTTTAATTTAGGTTCGGCAGCAGGAAGTTCTAAAAGAGTAGCATTCCGAAACACAAATGGTAATTTGGATTTAGTTCCGACCGCAAGTGTAGCTGGAGATTTACTACAATGGGATGGTACTGATTTTGTAATGAGTAACGTAGTTGATGGTGGTTCATTCTAAATAATAATCCCCCTCCTAATGAGGGGGGTTTTTTAAAATTATTAATGGACAAAAAACATCAAATATAATGGCTCAAAAAATATTACAAAAACGGTCGCTGACATCAGGAAAAGTTCCTGATACTGGCTCTCTATTAGTAGGTGAGTTAGGTATAAACGTATATGATGGTAAGGTTTATTTACATAAATCTGGTTCTTCACAATCAATTGAAACATTAGTTACTACCAATTCGATTACCACTGGTTCAATAACATTGACAGGAACAGGTTCATTTGGAGAAGCCAGTATCACATTTGATGCAAATGTTGGACAAGATTTATATGTAACTAGAGATATCGTTGGAAATGGTGATATTGATATAGCAGGAGCAGTATCTGCATCTATTGTATCGGCATCCGTATTCATAGGTAATGGTGGTGCATTAACTGGAATCACCGCATCAATGAGACCTGATGATTTTGATTTCAATTCAGAACCATTCGCAGGTACAATCGGATATATACAAGGTAGTGGTTCTCTTTACAAAGTAGCAACTACTCCATCGGCAGTTGAATTCAGATACAACGAACAGGTAAGAGGAACTTTTACAACTACAAATGGGTTTAGTGGTTCACTTTACGGAATTGGAGATGTATTAGCATTTAGTGGTTCAGTAGCTAATAGATTAGCAGCTTTAGAATCTGGTTCAGATGCGGGAGAATTTTAAACAATTATAAAAATATTATATATTTATAAAGGTACTATACATATAGTACCTTTTTTTTGTTACACAACTTAAAAATTTATAGACCATATATATGGCACAAAGTATTATACTAAAGCGTTCATCGCTACCTGGAAAAGTACCCGATACGGGCTCATTAAATGTTGGTGAAATAGCAATAAATACTTACGATGGTAAGTTGTTTATTAAGCGTTCGGGAAATTTAGATTCTGTTGAAGGAATTGTAGTAACGAATTCAACTACAACAGGTTCAATAACTCTAACAAAAACTGGTTCCTTTGGAGAATTAGTAGTAACACAAGATGCCAATATTACTAGAGATTTATATGTAACAAATGATATTATAGGAGCAGGTGATATCGACATAAGTGGTGATATCACTGGTAGTTCCGCATTATTAAGTGGAAGTTTAATATTAAGTGGTTCCCAAACCATAACAAACAATTTAACCGTATTAGGTGAAGTAAATGCACGACAATTTAATATTAGTGTAATTTCATCATCTATAATTTTTCAAAGTGGTTCAACTAAATTTGGAGATACATCCGATGATATACATTCATTTACAGGTTCAGTTTCCGTAAGTGGTTCCTTATTAGTAAATGGAACAGAAGTAGGAGTAGCGCCTGGCCCAAATACATTTGATTTTAATTTAGACCCAGAAGCAGCAGGAACTGTAAACTTTATAGAGGATAGTACAGGAAATACACAAGCAATTGCTAGAACTGGTTCTTTTGATGTTTTAGTAAACGGAAATACTCATTTATCAGTTAGTTCATCTGCTATAAATGTAACAACAGGTAGTATAACTGCAAACTATATGCACTTGGCAAAATATATTTCAGAATCAGGTGATTTAGATTTTAATATTTAAGATATTTATACAAAACAGAAATAACAATAAATGGCAGCTATATTTCAAATAAGAAGAGGTGATACAAACATATCCATAACGGATGGTGAGTTATATTTACATAAGGGGAGTGGTTCTATTCAATTTGGTAGTGGTTCAAATAACCCAATTACATTATTACCATTAAACGTACCATCGTATGGTGATATTAATTTAGTTGGTAATATATCCGCTTCTGGTGATGTAAGAGTTGGTGGAAATATCTATTTAGGTAATGCTTCCGCTGATAATATTTCTGCTTTAGGTCAATTTAATACTAATTTAGTTCCAAATGGAGCAATTGATGTTGGTACAATTTCCGCACCTTGGAGAAATGTATATGGAACATCTATAAGTGGTGCAATAGCTGCAACAAATGGTGTTATATCAGGCTCATCCCAAATAGCAGCATCTTTACCACAAGGAGTAGTAAGTGGTTCATCGCAAATAATTGGAATATTAGGACCATTGAATTCATTAACTGGTTCTTATGCAACAACTGGAAGTAATAATTTTAGAGGCAATCAAATTGTAACTGGTTCTTTAAATATCGTTGATGGTGAATTTAGTATTTTAACTGGAAGTGGGCAATTAACAAGTTCTTTAACTTTTACTCATAACATAACTGCTCCAAATGATGGAAATGCTATTTTAGAATTAAGACATAATAATGATTTATATAATGATGATATTGCAATAAAATTAAAAGCAGATTTTGCAGGTGCTTATATTGATTATGAAGAAGATACAGTACCTTATCCAATATTAAGTGTTCAAAGTTTTGCAAATAAAAACGTATATATCCATCAAGACACTCGATTATTACTTTCAAGTTTAAGGATAGATGAAAATCTTACGGTAACTGGTTCAGTGATTGGATTATCTGGATTCACAGGTTCATTTTCAGGTTCACTTCCAATACAAGATGGTAGATTGGATAATTTGGAAATAACTTCTGCTAGTGTTAAAACATCAATAGCAGAATTAAACTCATATACATCATCTTTAAAAACCGCAATTACTGCAAGTGGTGCTGATATAACAATTAATGGTAATTTAACTGTAAAAGGAACGACTACTCAAATCGATTCAACAACTCTTAATATTGGAGATAATATTATTGAATTAAATTATGGTGGTTCACAAACACTTTCCGGTATTTACACAAAAGATGCAACAGGCACATTATCATCTGGTTCATTATTATGGAATTCAACAACTGATAAATGGATAGCAGGTGTAAGTGGTTCTGAATCAACAATTCTTTTAGCAGGTGGAGATAGTGTTATATCATCATCTTTACAACTAACAGATTTAAACGTATTTTCACAATCTACTAATACTAGATTAGGATTATTAGAAACATCCACTGGAAGTTTAAATACATTTACATCTTCTGCAAATACTAGATTAGAATTATTAGAAACTTCGACTGGAAGTTTAAATACTTTTAGTTCTTCAACTTTAGGTAGGTTAGATTTAATTGAAACTTCGACTGGAAGTTTGAATACATTTACATCTTCTGCAAATACTAGATTAAATTTAATTGAAACTTCGACTGGAAGTTTGAATACATTTACATCCTCCGCAAATGGCAGATTAGATTTAATTGAAACTTCGACTGGAAGTTTGAATACATTTACATCTTCTGCAAATGGTAGATTACTATCATTAGAAACGGAAACAGGTAGTTTAGAAGGAAGATTTACTACATTAGCACAGGTAACTGGTTCGATTCACCAATTTACAGCATCTTTAAATTCATACACAACTTCAACAGAAGTTAGATTAGATGATTTGGAATATACTGCATCTATTTCGATAGGAGCAGGTTTAGCAGCAGAATTTACTAAATTAAATCAATTTACTGCATCTGCTCAAATTTCAATTGATAATTTGGAATCATTTACATCATCATTTAGTGAATCCGTATCTGCTTCCATAGCGGGTTTAGCATCGGCATCTGGATATATTAATTATGTAACAAATAGTATAGAACAATTAACTGGAATTGAAGTGGCAGATTTTGATAGTAATGTAGCGGTAACATTTATAAATGGAACTTTAAAATTTATATTCGGAACTCCGGCAATACCAACATCAATAGCAACATCTTTAAGTGGATTTTTAGTTGATAGATTTAATAATGTAAATGATGCATATATTGTAAATGGTACTTGGAGTAATCAAGGATATACATTAGTAAGTGCATCTTTATACGAAGGTTCTACCTTATTAACTGAAGTTGGTAGTGGAACATCATTATCATATAACGCAACAACATCTGGTTCACACACATATAGATTGGAATATACTGCAAGTTCTCCATTAGATGGTACTTTATATAAAACTTCTACTACGGCTACTGGAACAATTTCAAAATCAAATCCAGCATCTCCTACTATATCACCAACGGTAACGGTTCAATTAGGAGCTTCATCAAATCAAATCGAACAAGGTGCAACTGGTAGTATCACATTTACATCATCATCTGCAAATCCTTCATTGGGTTGGAATTTGGTAAATACTACAACAAATGTTAGTACACCATACTTTGTGACAGGTTCTGCAACGGGGTCTACTTCAATTAGTATAACGGCAACTGCAAACTATGAATCTCCAATTGGTGATAATATACCAGATTTAACAACCACATCTACGGCAACTACTACATATACAAAAATTAGAAGTTTAAGATATGGTGCAAGTACCGCAGAATCATTTACTGCAGGAGAATTGGAAAACATTGGAGCATGGGATACTACATTGGGTGGTACTATTGGTACTATTGTAAAAGGAACAACAACTGCAAGTGGACAATCGGTAACAATTAGTTGGACTGGAGATAAATACCATTATATAGTATTTAATAGTTCACTATCGAATTTGTCAAACATTACTACAAGCGGATTTGGTGTATTAGGACAATTTAGTGTAACAACAGTTGGACAATATAAAGTTTATAAAATAAATACTTTGCAAGCAGGTGGTGCTGGAAGTAGTATAACATATACATTAACATAAAATAAAAAATAAGAAATGGCAATTATATTACCTGGTGGATTTAACATAACTAACAACGAACCCGTTGATGCTAGAATAACATTAGCGGACCAGACTGCCCGTTACGCTTTATCATCTGCTAATGTATATGAGGGGTTAATAGTTTTTCAGCAAGATAGTAATACAGTTTGGGTATTAACCGATACTGTAAATGTAGGAAATGAAAATGGTTGGACTCAACTACAAATAGGAAGTGTTAGTTCAAACCTTCCATCTGGTGTAGTTTCTGGTTCATCTCAATTAAGTGGAACTACTATTACAGATTTAACTATTATAAATTTAACAACTGTTAATCAAACCGCAAGTGTTTTATTTAGTAGTGGTTCTAATAAATTTGGTGATTTTAGTAATGATAACCATGAATTTACAGGTTCAGTTCAAATAAGTGGTTCAATTAATACAATAGGTGCATCAACTGCAACATCATTCAATGGTACAATAAACGCAACTAACGGAGTAATCTCTGGTTCATCTCAAATATTAGGTGGAAGTGGGTTAGTAAGTGGGTCATCACAAGTAACTTTACAATCAACTACCGGATTTACTGCTTACGACACCGCATTAGCAACTATTACTGGTTCATTAATTAGTTCAGCATCAGCAGCTAAAACTACAAATGACTCACAAGGAGTATCTATAACTAATTTAAACTCCGCAACTGCAAGTTTATTGATTGAAACGGCTAATTTGGAATCATTTACATCTTCAATTAATACAACTATTAAATCAAAGTTGGATGCTGATGGTGTAATTTCTGGTTCATCTCAAATAACCGCAGGTTCTACTACAAACTTTGCAACCGATGTAAAAACTCAATTAAATTCAAATACGGTAGTATCTGGTTCTTCTCAAATTTCATTAAGTGGATTTAGTACAACTAACTTATCTGAAGGTACTAATTTATATTATACCGATGCTAGAGTTAAAACTAAATTAAATGCAGATGGTGTAGTATCTGGTTCGGCACAAATTAATGTTGCATCTACAACGGGTGATATTGCATTAGGGACTAGAACATCTGGTAATTATGTTCAAACTATTGCAGGTAATACTACCAATGGTTTAACTGCTGCGGGTTCTGGATTGGAAAGTGCAGATGTAACATTGACATTGGCACAAAGTATAAAAACAGATGCGAATCCACAATTCAATTCATTGGGGATTGGAACCACCGCATCAACAACGGCTGGTGAAATTAGAGCAACGGGTGATATTACTGCATTTTACTCATCCGATATTAGATTAAAAGAAAATATCCAACCAATCCAAAACGCATTGGAAAAAGTTGAATCAATTAGTGGTAACACATACAATTGGAAAGAAGGATATGAAGAAATACATTCTCATAAAGGAAATGATGTTGGAGTAATAGCACAAGAAATTGAAGAAATCCTTCCACAAATTGTAACAAATAGAGATAACGGATATAAAGCAGTTCAATATGAAAAAATAATTCCACTATTAATCGAAGCGATAAAAGAATTATCAGCAAGAGTTAATAGTTTGGAAAATAAATAAATATTTATACACATAACATAATTAATCGTACTAAAAAAAAGGTAAACTAGATGGCACTTAAATTTAGACGTGGGACAACCGCACAACAATCAGGTTCGTTAGCATTCGGAGAACCGTATGTAAACACAACATTAGGAACTTTATTAATTGGTGGTCCAAACGGAGACATTATATTAGGTTCATCTGGTACAGGTAGTACTGGAAATTTCGGAGCAATTTCAGGTTCAGGGTTAGATATTACCGGAAACGCAAATATTGCAGGTAATTTAACATTAGGTGGAGCTATCACAATTGGTGATGCATCATCTGATACTGTAAATGTTGTAGCATCTTTGAGTTCATCTCTTATTCCACAAACTACAAACGCATTTGATTTAGGTTCTGCTACTAAATTTTGGAGAGATTTATATATCTCAACAGGTTCAATCAAAATGGTTAATCCTGCAAATAATCAAGTAGTAACAACAATTAATGCAGTAGCAGGTGGTGGTATTCAAATTGGTAATGTACAAATTACAACTGCATCAATTGCATTTGTGGATAATACTGGTGTAGTAACTCAAACAGTTGCACAATCATCATCTGTTGGTTCAACTAGTAATTATGCAGAAACATCTTCATTTAATGCATTTACATCATCTCAATTAACTCAAAATACTGCATTAGCAACTATTTCTGGTTCATTGATTTTAACTGCATCTGCAAATACAGTTTCAGTAGCAAACTTAAACACAACAACTGCAAGTTTATTAATTGAAACTGCTAATTTAGAATCATTTACATCTTCGATTAATACAACGATTAAAACTCAATTGGATTCAAATACAGTTGTTTCCGGTTCATCACAAATTGCATACGCGAGTATTAGTTCTATACCAGCAGGAATAGTAAGTGGAGCAGCACAAGTTACTCCATTATTACCAACGGGAACTATTAGTGGTTCTTCACAATTAAGTGGAACTAGTATTACAGATTTAACTATTATAAATTTAACAACTGTTAATCAAACGGCAAGTGTTGTATTTAGTAGCGGTTCTAACCGATTTGGTGATGCGGGGAATGATACACATTCATTTACAGGTTCAGTTCAAATAAGTGGTTCACTTACAACAATAGGAGCATCAACTGCAACATCGTTTAATGGAGCAATAAATGCAACAAATGGTGTAGTAAGTGGTTCTTCGCAAGTAATTGGTATATTGAGTTCTTTAAATACATATACTGGTTCAAATGATACAACTAATACTACACAAACAAGTAGATTAGACCAATTATCAACTGCAAGTGGAAGTGCAATTACAAGATTAACTGCATTAGAAGTTGAAACATCTAATTTAGAAACATTTACATCTTCTATTAATACTACAATTAAGACAAGATTAAATGCAGAAACGGTTATAAGTGGTTCTTCACAGGTAGTAGGTTCTTCAATCACTACTAATACAGTGACAGTTGGTTCAACTGCAATTGCATTAGGTGGAACTGCAACAACAATAGCAGGTTTAACTTCGGTTAGTTCAACTGGATTTACGGGAGCATTAACAGGTAACGCATCAACCGCAACTACATTAGCAACTGCAAGAACAATAAACGGAACTTCATTTAATGGTTCTGCTGATATTACTATTCCAAATTTAGTATCTGGTTCATCACAAATTACCGCAGGTTCAACTACTGGATTTGCAACGGGTGTAAAAACTCAATTAGATGCAAATACGGTTGTTTCAGGTTCTGGACAAATTAACGTAGCATCTACAACGGGTGATATTGCATTAGGGACTAGAACATCTGGTAACTATGTAGCATCATTAGTAGCAGGAACTAACATTACTCTTTCTAATAATAGTGGTGAAGGTGCAACTCCAACAATTGGATTAACAAATAATACAATTTCAGGTATCGCTTTAGGTTCTAATTTAGCAACCTTAACAATTGGTACGGGATTAAGTGGAACATCGTATAATGGTTCTACTGGAGTAACAATTGCAAACACAGGTGTAACTTCAAATGTTGCAGGTACAGGTGTAACGGTAAGTGGAGCAACTGGAGCAGTAACTATCTCAATCGGACAAGCAGTTGCAACATCTGATAACGTAAGATTTAACTCTTTAGGTATAGGAATGGCTGCAACTGGAACTGCAGGTAGAATTGATGCAGCAAATGATATCGTTGCATTTTCATCTTCTGATATTCGTTTCAAAGAAAACATCAAACCAATTGAAAACGCAATCGACAAAATCAGAAAGATTAGTGGTAACACATACGATTGGAAAGAAGAAAACAAAGTTGAGCACGGATATGAAGGAAACGATGTGGGTGTAATCGCACAAGAAATTGAAGCAGTATTACCTCAATTAGTTCAGACAAGAGAGAGTGGATTTAAGGCAGTTAAATACGATAAGTTAGTAGCATTACTAATCGAAGGTATTAAAGAACAACAATTACAAATAGAGCAATTAAGAATAGATTTAAATAATTGTACAAATAATAAAGGTTTATAATTAATGTATGATGTTTACTACACCACCGCTGGAGGTCCTTGGTTCAATAGCGGTGCTGATATGTGGGTAACCGAATGGATAAAAGAAGTGGCTCCTCATTTAGAAGTGAAGCCACTTCTTCTTTTCCATAGACATAGACCTAACAACTATGAAGAATTTCCAATTGATATTGACCACATTTGGGAAACATCTGAAGATGAAATTATAAAACATTTAGAAGGTGCAAGACGGATACATATTCTTCATGGTCATTATACCCCAACTAGAGCTATTCATCAAAATTTGGAAAAGATTGATTCAATTATTTTCCATAATTTAACAAAAGTGTCTTTATTGGCACAAATGGAAAAAGATGAATATTTACATTGGTATGGTAATTGGGAATATGAAAGCGAATTAATTAATAAAATTAAAAATAAAGTTTGGGTAGGGTTATATCATTTTCCATATAAAACAGAAAATTTATATCACATCCCAAATGTTTATAAATTTAAACAAAATAAAGAGCTTTCAGAATCTATTGAGATAGGATACGCCGCTAGAGTAGAAGGTAGAAAGAATGTTGAATATATGAATGGGTTAGGTGGATTTATTTCTACAAATTCAGAAACATTCAACAAATACTATAAAAAGAAATATGGATTCAAATTCGAAAAATCCAAAGTTTACAAATTTGATTATAAATTTAAAGAAAGGTTCTATGAACTTGATTGGGGAATCTCTCATTCTTGTTTTGAGCACGAACCCTTCGGATATGGTATATTTGAGGCAGTGGATTGGGGTAAACTTCCCATATTACATGAAGATTGGCATGTTCCACTTGATTACAAATACAAAGCGAATAATGCGGAAACATTTAAAAAAACCTACCAAATAATTTGTGAGGATAGTTACGAAACCCGTAAAACAGAATTCCAAAAACTTAAAAGTTGGATGATAAAACACTTTTCAAACAAAGAAGTATGGAAAGAAAAACTTTTAGATATTTATAACGGAGAATAATACATACGAATATGCCAAGAACTAATTTATCATTAGGAAATTTATATAGAGCAGTTAGCGGGTCAGCCCGAACATCTCAAGCAGTTTCCATTGGTGGGCTATCTGGAGGAACATCTAATAGTTCATTTACCGCATTTGCAATAGATTCTGTAACCCCAAATTTACCAACTTTCACTTACATTGTAGAAAGTACAGAAGAAGCGGCAACATTTTCATTTGGAACTGCGGGTACACTGCATGGTACTAAAGTTGGTAACGTAGCAGCAAACTATTCAGTAACATTTAATAATGGAAACTTTACAGTAGGTTCACCCACTTTAGGTGCATCTCCATCATTTCCAATAACTCCTGCATCAATCGCTCAATCAACATATTCAGAAGCATCTTCTGTATTATCTATGAAGTATGAAGATGGTTATAATTTAGCAGCAACTGGCTATAATTCAACATCTACAAAAACATTATACGCGGTAGATGTGTACAACACAATTAACCAACCTGATTTCTGTTTATTATTTGGAACAAAAATAACTAAAGCGGATGGAACTATTGTAAATGTAGAAGACCTTTCGGTGGGTGATACTATTAAAGCATGGGTACCAGATGGTTTACCTGATGAAGACCAGGATTCAGAATCAGACCAAGTTGATTGGAGATTCTATATGTTAGAAAATCAATCTGGCTCATATCAAGAAGTAAATGTAGCAGATATTGTCTTTAACTTTGCAAGTGGATATTATGATTTAAACAATGGTTTAATCAAATCAACTGGAACTCACCCTCTTTGGGTTTGGGATAGTGAAATTGAAAAATATCGTTTCAAAAATGTTGAAGATGTATTACCAGGTGATTTAGTAGTAACATACGATTCAGTGACAGGTTTAAATGAAATAGAAATTACTGATATTGAGGTAATAATTGAAGATGTTGAAATTGTAACACTTAATGTGGAAAATGCTGACGTTTATTTAGCAAACGGTATTGTATCTCATAACAAAGGAACTACTACACAACCACCAATTCCAGCTGCTGGATTAAGATTATATTTAGACCCATCCAAAGCATCATCTACAAACGGAACTGTTACAACGGATTGGTTAGATTTAAGTGGATATAATACGGGTGTTAGACCTGCGGGTGTTGCAAACGCAGCTGGTATTACTGGTGATAACCCATCATATAATAACGGAGCAACAAGAAAAGATAAATATTTCGCAGGAAATGGTACAAACCAATTTTGGTACAAAGATACTACTACCAACATCAATGGGGGGTATTCTCAATTCAATACTAATACTGGTACAATTCACGTATGGGTTAGACCTACAACAACATTGGGTGTAGCATCACGACATATTTTTGATTACGCTGGATTTTATGGTTTAGCAATTGAATCATCTGATAGTTCTACTTTGAATAGAGTAAAATTCTATGGTAGTACATTAGGAAATAGTGCACAATTAACAACATCATTATCATCAAACGTATGGTATATGATTTCTGCAACATTCCAACCATCGGGAACGGTGACAGTTTATGTAGATAAAACTTCAGTAGGAACATTTACTGCATCAGCATTTACGGCACCATCATCTACTAACTTCTTAACAATTGGATGTAATAGTGGTAGAACAACATTCTGGAATGGACAAATCGGACCTGTATTATTCTACAACACATTGCAAAACGCAACATCGGTAGGACAAGTATATGATTATTTTTCTCCAACATACAAATAGTAATTTGTTGTTTTGAAAATAATTTTAATATTTATATTAAGATAATAAAAATTTTAAATTAGCATATAAAATGGCAGACAAAATAGTATCACCAGGTGTATTTACTAAAGAAAACGACCTTTCATTCTTACAACAAGGGGTAGCAGATATTGGTGCAGCATTTATTGGACCTTTTAAAGAAGGACCATTAGTACCTACAATCGTAAATTCACAAGCAGAATTTGAAAGACTATTTGGAGTAGCAGATGGTACATACCTCACTCCATTAGCAGTACAAAATTATTTAAGAGAAGCAGGAACTGCTACAATTTGTAGAGTTGGGGGTGTTGGTGGATATACCGAAACCGCTCCATTATTGTTAACCGCAACTTCAGGAGCAGTATCAGCATCATTAGGTATTCTATTCAATACATCAGGAAGTGCAAACGGAGGTTTTGCAGACGCACAATTAACTTCTTCTAATGCAGGAGCAGGTGATTTCGTATTAAGAGGTAGTGGATTAAACGTATCTGCTTCTTTGGATGTAACCGATACAAACGATATTGAGGCAGTATTTGGAACATCTGCATTTGGTTCTAAAGACCCTTATGTGTATGGATTTTTCAAAAACTCATCTATAACATTTAATTCCAGTGCATCTTCTTCAGTAACCGTATTGGGTGACCAACTCTTTACATTCGATGCACAAGAAGCATTAACACCAATGATTAACTCTCAATTAATCTCTGGTGATAGATATAACTTATTCCAATTCGAAACAATTGGTGCTGGAAACGCAGCAAATACTAAAGTTAAAATTGGTATCACTAATATTAAAGCAGCAGGTTCGGTAAGCGGTACTGATTATGGTACATTTACTGTAGTTGTGAGAGAGTTTGCTGATACAAATAAAAAGAAAGTAGTATTAGAAACTTATTCTAATGTAAATTTAGACCCAAATTCTCCTAACTATATCAGTAGAGTAATTGGTGATAGAAAATTATCAATTGATGAATTAGGTAAAATTACTGAAAGCGGTGATTGGGTAAATAACTCAAAATATGTTAGAGTTGCAAACTTAAACACATCCGCTCCTGTACAAGCAGTACCATTCGGACACGCAGCATATACTTTGCCAGTATCTGCATCAGCAGCAGTTGGAGCATTGATTCCATCTGTATCATTCCTAACTTCATCAGTAGCACAATATGGTGGTATAGATTTGGATAACAATACTGATAACGTAATTTACTTAAAGCCAATTCCGACAGGAGCAGGTGTAGGTTCTAACTCTGTATTTGGATTAGATGTGGCAAATGGTGGTACATTATCAGTAGGTTCTTCTTTAGCACAATTCGTTGTAGCATTCCAAGAAGGATTTGATGGTATGAACCCTGCAACTCCAATATTGACTGGAGCAGATATTTTGGCAGGTAATTCACAAGGATTTAATTTATCAACGGTAACTGCTAGTGGTTCTGTAGCATACGCTAAACATATCGCAGCATTATCAAATGTTGACGAGTTTGATATCAATATGGTAGTAACTCCTGGTGTTATTAGAAGATTACACCCATCAGTAGCAACTTCAGTATTGGATATGGTTGAACAACGAAATGATTGTTTCTACATTTTAGATACAACTGCGTATAATGATTCAATTTCATTAGCAACCGCTCAAGCTTCGGCAATTGATTCAAATATGGTAGCAACTTACTATCCTTGGGTTAAGACTATTGATGTTAATACAAACAAACTAATCACAATCCCACCATCAGTATTATTACCTGGCGTATTCGCAGCAAACGATAGAGTAGCAGCAGAATGGTTCGCACCAGCAGGTTTGAATAGAGGTGGTTTAGTAGGAGCAGTTAGTTTGTTGAACAGATTAACACAATCTGAAAAGGATGAACTATACGAAAACAAAGTAAACCCAATCGTTCAGTTCCCTGGACAAGGTATCGTAGTATTCGGACAAAAAACATTGCAAGATAGACCATCTGCATTGGATAGAATCAACGTAAGAAGATTGTTGTTGACTGTTAGAAAGTTTATTGCATCTTCATCTAGATATTTAGTGTTTGAACAAAATACTTCTGAAACTAGAAATCGATTCTTAAACATCGTTAATCCATATTTGGATAGTATCCAACAAAGACAAGGACTTTACGCATTCAGAGTTGTAATGGATGATACTAACAACACACCTGATGTGATTGATAGAAACATATTAGCAGGAGCTATCTTCTTACAACCAACTAAAACTGCTGAATTCATTCAAATTGATTTCAACATTTTACCAACTGGAGCAAGTTTTAGCGGATAATTTTAAAAAACAATATTTATAAGTAATAAACATTAAATATATACACAAATGCCAGAAATATTAGAGTTTGACAAGATGTTCTACAGAAATTTTGAACCCAAATTGGGGAATAGATTTATTATGGAAATCAATGGTATTGAATCATACATCATCAAAACTGCAAGTAGACCAACATTTACTTCGGAAATAGTTGAATTAGACCATATCAACGTAAAGCGTAAGATAAAGGGAAAATCAACTTGGGATGATATAACTATATCTCTTTATGACCCAATTGTTCCATCTGGAGCACAACAAGTTATGGAGTGGGTTAGAAGTTCACATGAATCATTGACAGGTAGAGATGGGTATGCAGCTTTTTATAAGAAAGATATCAATTTCTTCTTATTAGGTCCAGTTGGTGATAAAGTAGAACAATGGACTCTTAAAGGAGCATTCATTACTTCGGCAAACTTTGGTGAATTGGATTGGGCTTCAAACGACCCACTATCGATAGAATTAACTTTAACTTATGATTACGCAATTCTTGAATACTAATCTTTAATTGTAAACTTTAAAATAACTAAAATGGAGTGTAGAAATACATTCCATTTTTTTGTTTTATATATACTTATAATTAAACAAAATGTTATTATTTATGGAACAACAAAACGTAGAACAACAGGTTACTAGAGGATTAGGTGCAACGCCTTCTCATGAGCAAAAAAATTATCCATTCCCAACGGAGGTTATCAGTTTACCATCTAAAGGATTGTGTTATCCAGAATCATCCCCATTGGCTAAAGGAGAAATTACGATTAAATTAATGACGGCAAAGGAAGAGGATATCCTTACTTCTCCTAATTTAGTTAAAAAAGGAATACATTTAGATAAACTTTTAGAATCAGTAGTAGTTGAACCTGGAGTAAATGTACATGATTTATTAATAGGTGATAAAAATGCTATTTTGATATCATCCAGAGTGTTAGCGTTCGGACCTGAATATGAAGTTACAATTAATGACCCTAACGAAAATGAACCTGTAAAGGTAGTAGTAGATTTATTAAAAATTCAAATCAAAGAAATTGACGAAAGTTTACTATCAAGACATAATGAATATGATTATACGTTACCTATTTCTAAAACTCCTATAAAGTTTAGATTATTAACACATGGTGATGAACTTGCAATAAATAAAGATATAGAAGCTTTACAAAAAACTACAAAGGGAAGTAATGAAATCACATCCAGATACAGAAGAATTATTACAGAAGTAGATGGTAATAGGGATTTAGGATATATTAGTAACTTTGTTACAAATAGATTATTAGCAGGAGATTCCAAAACATTGAGAAAAGAGATTGGTAAAATTAGTCCAGATTTAGATTTAAAATTTGATTACGAATCACCTTTTACAGGAGAAAAGGAGGTTCTTCGTATCCCATTCGGGGTCGACTTTTTTTACCCTTCCGAGTAATTATTCCATAGTATTACATCAAAAACTATTTCAAATGGTTTATTATGCTAATGGTGGATTTAATTGGCATGATGTATATTTTATGCCCATTAAATTACGGGAGTTCTATTGGAGAGAATTATTGAAAGCAAAAGAAAGTGAAAGTGAAGCAATGAATAAAGCTACAAGTAAATCTCAATCAAATAATTCTTCTAAAATAAGAAGAAGATGATATTTATATAAGAATAAATAATAGAACTATCATGTCTAAAAAAATAAAAATAACAGAAGCCGGTTTAATGGGATTTTTCAAAAGTTTTTTTCGAGCTAAATCCGATGGAAAAGAAAGTGAGTGGTTATCATCATTAAGAGATAAAAGTCCAGAACTTGCGGATATTTGGAAAGATTATGATGATAAAATTTCTAAAAGTACTGATTGGAATAGGCACATGATGATGAAGTATGGAGGAGGAGATACTAAACATCTTGATGATTTTCAAAAAAAATACGGTATAAAGTAATTTATATATTAAATGTCAACACCCAATCAGGACCAACAGGATAGATTAGCGTTACTTCGAGAAATCGAACTCGTTAATGCTCGTATTCTCGAAATGAATAGAGCTGCCGCTACTGCGTCTGGAGAAGAAAGGACAAATTTAGAAAGTAGAATAGCGCAGCACGAATTAATTCTCCGAGCAAATCGTGAAGAGTTGGCTGTTTTAAATTCTCTCAAAAAACTAACAAAGGAGAATTTAACAAATTTTGATTCCATAGATGATACATTATCTAGTATCGGAAATACACTCCAAAACAATTCCGCTTTACAAAACACATTTAATACTAAATTAGATGCTGCAAAAAATACATTAAGAAGTGTAGCAGCTGCAGTTGAATCAGGTACGTTTGATGATAGACAACTAAAACATATCGATGCAGCGGGTAAAGCATACGCTGAAATGAATACTTCAATAGCAACTGCAGCTAGTAATTTACAAAATGGTAGAATATCACAACAAGAATATAATGAGATAGTAAAACAATCTGTAAAATCATTTGATGACCTATTATCTGCAATAGATACCAGTACTCAAGCGGGTAAAGATTTGGTAAAGACATTTATAGAGGGTAGGGCGGAAGTGGAATCCTTTGTAAACGCTGCAGAAAGAAGTACCGCAGCATTAGATACTATGAATGGAGCAATAGACCAATTAGGAAGTAGTGGTATTCCGTTGGCTAAAGAATTTAGTAATGCGTTAGGAGGGATTGTTAATGAGGGTAAATTGGGTAAAGCAGCATTGGCTGCATTAGGAGCAGCAGCTGGAAAATTGGCGTATGATTATTTTGGGGCTGGAACCAAAGCTAGTGTTAAATCAGCAAATGATGTAAAACAAGCTCAAATTGATGGTGCATTTGCTGTAGCTACAGCTCAAAATGAATTAGCATTTGCCGCAGAACAAGCCGCTTCGGATTTTGGCTTCCAATTACAAAGTATGGCTGCTCAATTTAACGCAGCATCAAAAACCGCACTTTTTGGTAAAGGATTGGGTAGTGTAGGATACGCTGCATCTCAATTACAATTAGCAGGAATATCAGCGGAAACAATTGCAACCGCTACCGCTGCAGCATCGAAATCTGGTAGTGGTTCTACAAAATTAGCAGCCGATATGGCTATATTTTCTGAAAGAAGTGGTATATCGGTTGATAATCTTGCAAACGTACAACAGGCATTTAAATTATTAGATGGAGTATCGGCTGGTACTGCATTAAATATGGCGGAAGGTACTAGAGCAATGGCAGACCAGGCTGGATTAAATGTTGGTGATATAATGAATGAAGTTGCATCTGCATCTGAAATGGCATTAAGTTATCAAATACAAAGTGGTAACGCATTAGCTAGACAAGTAGTTTATGCAAAATCATTAGGTGTTAGTTTCAATGAAGTAGCTAAAGCTGGGCAAGATATGGTGTTGAACTATAAAGATAGTATCAAAGCCGAAATGAGTTTATCAGCGATGTTGGGTAAGAATGTAGATTTATCTCAAGTTAGAGCTAAATTTGCAAGTGGTGATACCGAAGGTGCATTGGAATCATTACGGGCTCAAGGATTAGACCCTTCCCAAATGAATATGTTCCAACAACAACAATTGCAACAAGCAACTGGTGGAATGGATTTAAATACATTAAAAAAAATAGCAACTCCTGGATTCCAAGAAGGAGTTGGAACAGTGGGTACGTTGGAAGAAAAAAGTGCCAAAGCATCGAATGAGGCCTTTTTAGCATTAAAACAAAATTCAGCAGCTGCATTGGCAACTCAAGAAGCACTGATTTCTGGACAAAAAGCAGTTCAAGATGCTGCTTTATCTGCAATAAAAGATGTTACTCTTAAAAGTTCTGATGCATATAAGCAATATCTAACCGATTTGGCTCAATTGGATATAGAAAGAATGTTTAGCGAAAATTTAGGTGGAGCAATAGCTGCGGGTCTTGGAGGAATGCTTGGTAACTTTTTACCGGATATTTTTAAAAAGATGATGCCAGGTGGAGGTGGAACTGGCGGCGCCGGAGGTGGTGGAATTATGAAAAGTTTGACAGGTCCAATGTCAAAGGTGGCCAAAGTAGGTGGTAGCGCAGCAGGTGGATTACTTTCTGGTGGTATGGCTTTTATGGAGAAAAAAGAAGAAGGTGGTTCAACGGGTGAAGCAGCCGGTGCTGCTCTTTTACAAGGTGGATTAGCAGCAGGTGGAGCAGCATTGGGAGCTGCATTTGGTGGACCATTGGGTATGATGGTTGGTGGATTTTTGGGAGATACGTTGGGTGGATGGATAAATGATTACGCACCAGGTGTATCTGAAAACTTTGGCAAATTGTGGGATAGTGTTGGTGAGAAATTTTCTGCCATAGGTGATGCGTTCAGGCCTGTAATTGAGAATGTGGATAATTTTTTAAAATCAATTGGATTTGATGAAGGACTGGGGTCTATATTCTCAATGATGGCCGAATATGTTGGTACTACATTAATGCAACCTTTCACTGCTTTACTTTCTATATTTGGATTTTTATTTGATATAGTAGGTGCATTTGGTCAATTGTTAAGTGGAGATTTTCAAGGAGCGTGGGATACGTTGTCAAACGGATTTTTGGATATGCTATCTGGTATATTTTCTCCATTTAAAGATGCATTCACAATGCTTCATTTTGCATTTGCAACATTTTGGAATGGTATAGCTGATTCTTGGATAGGAGAGCAACTAGGGTTGGGTAAAATGGATTTACCGGATATAAGTGAGGCAGTTAAGGGTACACCATTAGAAAAAATGGCCGAGGAAAAAGGTCTTGTTCAAAAATCAGTAGCAGTTGAACAACAAAAAGCAGCAGCAGTAGAAGCTAATAAAGAAGTTGTAGTGGCTACCACTGCGAATACCAAAGTAGCAAAAGAATCCGCTGCACACCAAGCTGCAATGGAGAAAGAGATGACATATACTGGAAATGCACAAAGCAAAATGGTAGCGTTACTTGGAGCTAGTGCTGCATTATTAGAAGAAATAGCATGGGCAACCACTACTGCTGCGGGCAAAGAATTTTCATTGGATGGTAAAGTTTTGAGCAAAAAACTATTTGATATTAATAACAAGACTTACGGAGTAGCTAGAACTTAATAATTCCTATAAATTTACATTAGAGATATTTATAGTAAATACGGAACTATAGATGGCACAAATTAGAGACCTTTTCAAATCACAGAAAAAAGACCTTTATGGAAAATTAGGAGAAATCCGAATTGAAAGTAAAGGATTTATTGATGTAGCCCGTAGTGCCGCATTATTAACATCATCTCCTAGTAAGGTAGCAGATGCAATTGGAAATCAAGTTGGAGGTGCTTTAGGTGGGTTTGCAAATAGACCATCAGATACTATATTCAGAAGTGAAGCTCCTTTTGCGAAACCATTAACACTCATTGCATTAACTCAAGCTCAATTAAGAAACGCAGTAGATGCTGATAGAGCATATTATGTAAAAGATACACCTGCACCCAATTCAATTATTAAGAGATTATTGGATGGACAATCTCCTGCATCCGCTGCAGCTTTAGTGGTACAACAAGGATTAAACAAATTTGGTTCAGCAAAAGATTTAAAAAAATTAGCAACAAAATTAAAAGGAAATAATGGAAAACCTCAAGGATTTGCACCCCAATTTGGAAGAACTCAACTGGGAGGTAAAACTATGGGAGAAGATACAAAATTTTCAAAGTATAAACAAATTTACAACAACACTACAGTAGGAGATAAAACCATTACTGATTTATTTTCAATAGAAGTTAAAACCGAAGAGAGAAATCCAGTTGAAAAAGCTGGATGGGATGGTGCAAATAATTTTATCAACCAAACGGAAAAATATGATGATGAATCAAAATTAACTACTGATATACTGAATCATAGAGATGTAAATCAAATTTGGGTATTATTCAGAAAAGAAGGAAACAAATCAATAATTCCATTTGCAGGAGCTGTAACAGGATTATCTGAAAATATAAGTCCAGAATGGACAAATTTTAGATATTTAGGTTCACCATTTAAAGTGAATAGATATTTGGGAGTGGAACGCACTTTACAATTTACTTTAAAATTATATTACACAACCGTTAAAGAAAAAGGTGTAATGATAAAAAAGGTAAATTATCTTAAATCATTGGCATTTCCTTATGAAGAAATTTCAGAAATGAAATACGGAGGAGATACTCAAACATCACAATACGCATTTTCTCCAAATTTAATTTACTTAACAATTGGTGATATGTATAAAAATGTATATGGGTATATAGAAAGTTTATCATTTGAAATAGATGACAATACCGTATGGCCTAATAGTAACCCTAATGGTGGTACGTCTGGAAGTACTGCATTCAGCGGTCTTTTATCAAATCTTGCCAATACCTTATATCCATCTGTAATAGATGTACAAATTGGTATGAAAATTATTGAAAATCATAAAACCGAAACCACTGCAGGTGGTATTACTAAATACAAATATAATTTTGATGGAAGTCCCAATGCAAGCAAAATAAACGAAACAAAAGAATAATGGCAAGTAGATATTTGTATTCCAAAACCTTATCAACTAAAGATACTAAAAAACAGTATATAAGTAGTACTATATATCCGAAAATAAAACCGTCTGATAATGATTTTTATATTATTTCAGAAGCATCTGATAGATTGGATATACTCGCTTCTAAATATTTTGGAGATAAAGCATTGTGGTGGGTAATAGCAGTTGCAAACAATCTAAATGAAGCATCGTTTTTTATTAATCCAGGAACTCAATTAAGAATTCCAGGTAATATATCTACGGTATTAAGTGATTTAGAAAAAATAAATAAATAAAGTTATGGGATTTCCATTTTTAGCCCCTTTAAAACCGGGTATAGTAAAAAAATTAACAGAAAGAGAAAATGATATTAGTTATGTAAATTCTCTATCACCATTTATCATGTTGAGTTCTGCTACCGTAGTAACAAACAACGGAAAATCAGCCGAACAGATAATAAAACAGAAAGATTATATAAATGCTTTTTGTGGATGTGTGGTTGCAAATACTACTGATATAAAAAATCTATACCAAACTGGCAAAACAATTGTTGGTTATGACTTAAATGGAAAACCAATAGAAGTTGTAGATGAAACAAATAGAAGAATATCTACTCCAATTATAACATCAATGGAGTTGGATACTGATGGTAATAATAATACATTAAAGACTGCACAATTACAAATAAAAGTATTTAGTTTAAAGCAATTGGAAATGTTTGAATTGTTTTTTTTAAGACCTGCTACTAAAGTTGTAATAGAATGGGGATGGAACACTGATATTAAAAATAAAACTAATAAATACATAATAGGTTCTAAATTATTTGCAAAAAAGAATTTTAATGATTATGTAAATGCTTATCTAAATATATTTTCTCATAAAGAAAACGCATATATAAAAGCAAAACAAGCATATTTACAAACCATACAAGATACTAATTATGAGTATGATTATATGGCTGGAATGGTTACTAATTATACATTTAGTCCCACCGAAGATGGTACATACGATATAATGTTAGAAGTATCCGCAGGAAATGAATTGCAATTATGGATGCCTGTAAAACAGGCAAATTCAAGCACAAAAGCAGACAAGGGTTCTAACGATACCAAAGTAAAACCATTTCAATCTTGGGTAAATAAAGTAGCGGCGGATATGAATGTACCAGAACTTGCAAACATAATAAAAGAAGAAGATGATAAGAATGAATTTTTTAACTGGGGTGTTATAAACGAAAAGCAGGAAGATACTAAATTTAGTAAAGACCTATATGTTTCATTTAGACTGTTAATGAAAATATTAAATAATATAGTAGTATATAAACAATCTGAAAATAATTTACAGGCAGCTTACACATTAGATGGTAAGGATATTATACCAATAAGTTCATCACCACTTATTATATCAACCACACGTGATTTTATACTACCAGGACAATTACCATCTATAAAAGTAGTAACTGACACTAATAACAAAGAAAAAATAATAATTAAAGAAGATGAATCGGTAGATTCACCTATAAATGGATATAGTTTTAATATTTCAAATCAAAAAACAGCTACAAATACAACATTAACGAGTAAATTTGACCCATCTGAAACTGTTTCATTATCATCCAATAGTGGAAATTTATTAAATGTATTTTTTAAATGGGATACATTTGCACGAATTTATTCACAAGCATACGCACAAGCTGATATTGTAAATGGATTAATAGGTGTGATTAATGAATTTATGTTTGGTTTATGTAAATTAGAAATTGGCAAACCTGATGATTTTCCATCCGCTTCTTCAACTAATACTATAATTGATAGAAAATTAAAAACATCAGTATCAACATCTACATCAACATCTACATCAACATCATCCGATGAAAAATATAGATTTAAAATAGGTGCAAAGGGTTCTATCGTAAAAGAATTTCAGTTTGATATGGAATTGGATGCATTAGCGCAATCACAGGCATTATATTCAACACAACTTGCCATAGATAGTGCTAACAAAGATAAAACTGAAGAAAAAGAAACAAATACAACTAGAGCATATAAACAGGCTAATAATTACAGAACAAAAAATGCAGATGGGTATTATTCAATAAATGCTCTTGAAATTAAATTAGTTGAAGAAGCAGAAGAATGGAATAAAATTCTAAACCCTTCAGGAAGTGTAACAGAGCAAGATAAAGAAGGAGACGGTGAAAAGGAAAAAACAAATATGAATGAAGTTTTGACTCAAAATTTTGTCAAATTCAAATCAAATAAAGATAGTAAAACTTCTGGTAATAATTTAATTTACACTGATGCCAGTTTAATACAATCTACAATAGGAAAGCAACCAAAAGGAACTACTGCTCTAACATTTTTAGAAATAACTCTCGCAATCGATGGAATTGCTGGATTGAGTGCTGGAGAATATTTTCTCATTGATGGTGTTCCTGAAATATACAATAGAAATGGATATTTTCAAATTACAAATGTAAAACATGGATTAGATGAAAATGGTTGGAAAACTACAATTGTAGCTGGGTATAGAATTGAAGTTAAAGAAAACAATTAATATGTATAAAGATTTAATTAAAAATAAAACATTTTATTCACTATCGATTCCTAGTACGATTGTACCATCTCCAACTGAAGATGATTACGCTATTGGGAGTATAGATAGATACTTTGCTCAAAAAGCAAACGATGTAAACGGATTTGTTTATGAAATTTCGTTAAACACATTTCAAAAATTAAATGAAAATCCAAATTGGAATGTTGAAATAGTTAGATGGAGAATATCAGGACCATTGAATGCAGTTTATAATGAAAAAGGTGATATTACCGATAAGGGAATCATTGATTCAAATAAAGCATCTTTGTTTATTGCATCTACTACATTAAAAAATATAGGATTGTATTTACCAAATGTAACACAATTTTACAAATCATAAAATTATTTAAAAATTTGGAAATAAAAAATATTTATAGTATATTTACTTAAAGAACAAATTAATAGTTATGGCATTTAAACATCTTACACAAGAAGAAATTCAACAAATGACCTTCGATTGGAGATATCGAGGTTGGACCGTATTACAACTCCTTACAGAGGAAGAATGTGATGAAATTAATAATGAATTAGAAAAATTACGTCAAGAACGGTCATTGACTACTAAAGATAATGGTGAAGAATGGGGAGAATGGGACCCATTTGCATATCCACACAAATTATCATCAAAATTAGAAAAATTATTTGTCCATCCAAAGTTGATTGAAGCAATGGAGTTTTTGATGGAGGGAGAGTTGATAGGCTTACAAACTTGGGCATATTTCAAACCACCAGGACAATTGGGTAGAGACCAACATCAAAATGGATTCTATACAGGTTGCAAACATAACGAAATTATCAATACTGCTTTAGCGTTAGATAATCACGATCCAGAAAATGGTGCAGTATGGAATTATGAAGGTTCACATAGATTACCAGTCTTACCTATTGAAATTGATGAGGAAAGAGCAAAGAGTAATCCAAAGTTTTGGAGAAACGAAAGAGGTAAGCCGTGTGTTATGCCAGAAGGACATGATTTTAGAAAAGTAGAAGGATACCTTCGTAAAGGAGAAGTTGTTTTACTTCATTCACACACAATTCATGGTTCAGAACCAAATAAATCAAATAGATTTAGACGAAACTTTTTGGGTGGATATCTAAAAAAAGGAGCATACTTTAATCAAGGTAATCACATGAAACGTGAGCCAATCGATGTATATGAACTTCGTAAAAACCATTGGGGAGAATAACTTGGATTATTGAAATAAATTTTATATATTTGTAGGGTATGAACTTAATAGAAAATAGGGATACCCTACATTTTTTTGTCCAATCTAATCCAAACATTAGATTATTGATACCAGTGTGGGGTTCACCCAAAGCACACGAATTTGGTACACACCTATCATTTGTGTATTATCGAACTGAAACCGATGATGGTATAATAAATTTCAATCATGTTGATGCTTCAACCTTACCAATTTTTCCAATACATAAACTTTGTAACGAAAATACTCTTGTTTTAGGAAACCGATATATTCAATCAGACGGGTTGGATTATGAATGGGTTTACTTCGAAGAATATGGTAAACCATTTAATTTCTCTGAATGGGCAGAAACTCTTTTTAAGGGGTATAGGTCCGATTATAATGAGTTGAATGATTGTATCCCACTAATGAAGTGGTACGAACTCTTAAAATCAATCCCTGATATACAAAATCGACAGAGTTGGTATCGTATATATTCAGATTCTATAAAAGAGTTAGGGAGGATGGAGGGGGCTGGGGTGAAAGTCGAAGAGGAAAAATTTATTGATAGATTTAGCTTCTCTCCCAATCACATATATGAGGGTAAAGTGTATACCAAATACAATCCATACACAACTACGGGTAGACCATCCAATAGACACCTTAATGTAAATTACTCTGCTCTTAACAAATCCGATGGTAGTAGAGATTGTTTTGTTAGCCGTTTTGATGGGGGTACTCTCCTTCAATTTGATTATGAATCGTATCACATCCGTTTGATTGCGAAAATCGTAGGGTATGAATTTCCAAAAGGAGAAACTGCTCACCAACACCTTGCCAATCTTTATGGAACGGATTACGAAACGGCAAAGGCTCTAACCTTTAAGTATCTCTATGGGGGGTTGGATTCGTTCGCAAGGGAGATACCATTTTATCAAACCGTTGATAAATACATCAAAGAGGTTTACCAAAAGTTCGTAATCTCCGGAGTTCTGAAAACACCCCTATACGGAAGGGAAATTCATTTCACTAAAATAGAAGGAGGGACTGAACAAAAGGTATTTAATTATCTCCTACAAGCCCTCGAAACGGAAGTGAACTATAAAAAGATGAGTGATATCCTAAACCAAATGAGTGGGATGAAATCGAAATTGATTCTATACACTTATGATGCGTTTCTCATAGATACACATCCGATGGAGAGGGAAGGGATTTTAAAACTTTTACCGACCATTATGGAAAAGGGTGGGTTTCCCGTTCGAATTGATGAAGGAACCAGTTACAATAATTTGGTTCATTTAGGATAATTTATATATTTATAAGATATACAGAAACACAAATAAAATATGTATCCAGATTTTGAAGAAGCATTAGATGATTTATCAGTTAAGGTAGGAATTGTTGACTTAACAAAGGAATCTCATAAACAAATATTAGTAAAACTTTTAAGAGAAAGAAATATTGATTCTGCTCAACAACTCGTAGATAGAGCATCTGTTGTATTTAAGTATATAAAGGAATACACCTCAAAATCGAAACGAGTTATCAAAGAAGATGAAGTTGTAAAAGGTAAAGATTCCGGTAATGTTTACACCGTTAAAACATTTAATCCAGATAAACACGTTAAACCAACTCCTGCTGAAATAGAGAAAGCGAAAGCGAGTAATGGTGGTGAATTACCTACACAAGATACATCAACACCATCTCCAAAAGCAGATACACCACAAACTGCACCAAAAGCAGATATTGGTGTTAGTAGTGCTGAAAAGAACGCACAACAAAAATCAAAAAAACCAACTAAATCTTCGAAACCAAAATCTGAACCTGGAAAATTAACACCTCGTCAAGAAGAAATTACACAATCTTTAAACAAAGGAGATTTTTCAGAACTTGTTAAAGCATCAGATGAGGTAAATGCATTGAGAGATAAAGGTATTGCGGGAGCAGGTGGTTCGGTTGCATCATACGGTGAATCGGCATTGACACGTGCTGCAAATGATTTAAAAGGAGACGGGTATTCTAAATTTAAAGAAACTAATAAAGAAGCAATTGAAGTAGAAAAGAAAAATATTCTTGCAAACTCAAAAGCAAATGCTAGAAAAGTTAAAGCGATTTCAGAACAATTGGGAGTTTCAGCAGAAGAGGCAGTACAATATTTAGCAGAAAGAAAAGTATATGGTGATTTGGAGTTAGAAAGATTAAAAGCCAATCCTAACTCCCTTTGGTATAATAAAGGTACTAAAGGTTTTAATCAACCCGATGAAGCCAAAAAAGAAAAGGCGTTCAGAGACTGGGCTGATGCTGAATTTGATGGTGCACACGCTACTTTATACGAGATTGAAAATGGTAGTAATATTGATACATCACAACCGTATCATATAATTCAATCTAATCCAAAAGCTGGTGGAGCAGATGCATCAATTCGGACACACTTACAAGATAAATTGGAAGAAGCAAAAAAATCTGGAAATGCAGAAGATGTTGAACATTACGAAAGGGAAATCGTAGCATTTGATAAATTAGGATTCCATGATACTATGGCAATTGGTAAAGATAAAAATGGAAGAACTACTATCTTACACATTACAAATAAAAAACAAAATGATTTGAAAGATATGTGGGCAAATACAACTCCAGAATATATGTTAGCTAGTATCATAAAACAGTTTGGTCCAGAAGTATCCGAAGCAGTAGTAACTTTTGCAAAAGATGGCATTGATAAATGTGCAGATGGAAAACAGGCTACTAATAGAGCGTTTGCATCTATGAAAATTGATGAAAATTTTGTTAAAATTAGCGAAATCGAAGAAATGCAACCATATATGGATGCTTTAAAAGAACAACCAGAATTCAATAAATGGATGCAACAAAATAATGTAAAGCCTAAAAATAATATGGAATTATTACAAGCTGCTCAACAATATATGAAATCAGAGGAGGCAAGGGGTAAAAAAGTTTCTTATAAAAAATTTGGTAAAATTCTCACAAAAGTTGGTGAATTTGCACAAGAAACAAAAACGAAACAAAAATATCCTGATATAGATTTTAATTCAGAATCAATTGCGTTGGCAGTTAAAAATAAAAATGATGAAAAAGATTTAGTTGGAGCAGTGCATCGTGATATGGTAAATGAAATTTCTAAAGCTGATAGAGAAAAAGGATTTCCAGATAAGGATGGAAATAATGGTCCTCACACATCGGCATACATAGCAACTGCAATGCATTCAATGCACTTTGATTTAATGGTTGAAAACTTCGATAAAAATTTATCGGCAGTGACTGGTATCAGAGGAAGTAGACCTGAAGATTTTAGAGGATGTTTAGCGGAGTTAAGTGGATTTGAAGGAGATATTAACTCAAAAGAAGGAAGAGACCAATTGAATCAACATCTATTAAAGAAGTGTAAAATAAATGCAACTACTGGATATATTGAAATTACAAATCCAAATGGGAATGTTTCATTGGTAGAAGATAGCTGGAGAACTTCCGGTGAAAGTAAAAAAGTTGAGAAAAAATTAGGAGATGGATTGAGTCAATGTATTGCTTCTAAAGTGGATTCTAGGAAAAGTCGTAAATAAAATCACTTTTCGTTTGTAATTTTATATTTATCGGTAAAGTTAATAAAGCAAAGATAGATGAATACACAGTTATTATGTCTTTTTACCATAAAAGAAGAGTTAGATAAATCGTTAGAATTTGTTCTAAATCAGTATATACTTACAAACCCAAACGTATTTGTATTAGAAAATAAAATAAATGAGGGAGAACTATACATTACATTCAATGTTAAAAAAGGTTCTTCTGCAATACCATCCGATTGGAAAACAATTTTAGTTCATAGAAAAAAACAGTCAAATACAATATACACCATCAACGCACTCAATGAAGTAGTTAAATCAAAGACGGGTGGGATATTGGATAGTTCGTATATGATTGATTGGGATGAATTTAAAAATTGTATTATTACAACATCTTCAATTGGATATAAAAAAATTCCTACAAAAGTTTTTAAAAGTTTTAATACAGAGGAGTTGTAATTCTGATTTTTTTTTCATATATTAGTAGTATGAAAAGAAATAGATTCAAACCTATTCAAATTTACGTTCAAGACCCTGTAGATGTTTTCCAAACTTATAGAATGGAAATGTCTAAAGCAATTATTGATTCAATTTCATTTGGAATTCGAAACAATAAATCTCGCGTTGATTTTGCGCATGTAATAATCAAACATTCGATTGTTATTACACTTTCAATTGATAGTAAAGAATTCATAAATTTATTAGATGAAAACATCGAAACCCTCGTAGAATATGAGGAGTATGAAATGTGTGCTTTAGGAATCAAATTAAAAAATAAAATAAATAAAAAACTTTTAAAAAATAAGTTATGTTAGATACCAAAAAAGAACAATCCGCAGTCGAATATTGTGAAGAAACTTATCCAGAAATGACTTTTGAATTTAAAAATATTCTGGATGAAATGTATACTACTTTTTGTAAAAAACAAAGAAACTACGGACCGGGTAATATTTCAGTAGGTACATCACTTCAAACTAAAGAAGATGTTAAATTATCATTGAATGGCCTATGGTTCAGAAAGAACGATAAAATCAACAGATTAAAGCAATTGGTAGTATTAGGACATCCCGATGAAGTGTCTGAAACTATCGAAGATACCTATCAAGACCTAGCAGTTTACTCCGTAATTTCTCAATTAGTGAGTAGAGGGAAGTGGGCAAAATAAAACTTGGAAATGTAACAAATTTATTGTATATTTGTTACAAGAAAAGTAAAAAGGTTATATTTAGATATAAGGAAATCGCGATAAAACCTTCAAACTTAAAACAATTTATTAACACTTAAAACTTAAAAAGCAATGGACATTTCATTAGCACTCAAGAGATTTAGCTCTCTTCAAAACAACACAAAGAAGTCTGATTCCATTTGGAAGCCAGCAAACGGAAAATCTCAAATCCGTTTAGTACCTTACAAATTCAATAAGGATAATCCTTTCATTGAATTGTATTTTCACTACAATATTAACAACAAAACGTATCTATCTCCAATTTCATTTGGAAGACCTGACCCTATCGTAGAGTTTGCTGAAAAGCTAAAGCGTACAGGAGACACTGATGACTGGAAGGCCGGGAAAAAAATGGAACCAAAATTGAGAACATTCGCACCAGTTATCGTAAGAGGTAAAGAAAGTGAAGGAGTTAAATTTTGGGGATTTGGTAAAACAGTATATCAAGATATTTTAGGATATATTGCTGACCCTGATTATGGTGATATTACAGACCCACACACAGGACGTGATATTGTATTAGAAGTAGTATCAGCTGAAGAATCAAATGCAGCATACCCAACAACTACAATCAGAGTTAAACCTGCCGTATCTAAAATTTTGGATGACGCACAGGCAGTAACTGAATTATTGAACGCACAAAAAGAGATTACAGAACTATATTCTGAATTATCTTACGATGAATTGAAGGGTGTATTGGAAAATTGGTTAAACCCATCTGCTCCATCTAATGGTAGTGGAAACCCAATTAATGAGGAATTGGCATCGGCAAAAGTTCAACCTAAACAATCAACTGTATCTACTGATATGGGTGGTACTCAAGAAAGTGGTGGGTTACCTTGGGATGATGAAGAACCAAAGGCATCTACACAAAAAGCATCTCCTCTTAAAGAAGATGTAGCATCGGCATTCGATGATTTATTTAACAACTAAAATTAGTTATAAATGGCAAAAAGAGAAGAAGATTTAGCAAGTTTACTTGCCGATTCTCTAAACAAACAAAATAAGGATGGTAAGATTGCTTACTTTCTAACAGATGAGGGTGGTGATGCTCCTACCAATGTAAAGGATTGGGTATCTACCGGAAACGCTATGTTGGATGTTGCAATCTCAAACAGACCTTATGGTGGATTGCCAGTTGGTAGAATAACAGAAATAACGGGTTTAGAGCAGAGTGGAAAATCTCTGCTCTCTGCCCATTTATTAGCTGAAACACAACGTAAAGGTGGTGTTGCAGTTCTGATTGATACCGAAACCGCAGTTAGTAGAGAATTTTTAGAAGCAATTGGAGTAGATATCTCAAAACTCCTATATGTTTCAGTTGATACTGTTGAAGGTATTTTTGAAGCATGTGAAACAATTATTGAGCAAGTTCGTAAAGGTGATAAGGATAGATTGGTAACAATCGTTGTGGATTCAGTAGCAGCAGCATCAACACATAAGGAGTTAGAAGCCGATTATGGTAAAGATGGTTACGCAACCGATAAGGCAATTATTATCTCCAAAGCAATGAGAAAGATTACCAATATGATTGGTAGACAATCTATTGCATTAGTATTCACAAATCAATTAAGACAGAAGATGAACGCAATGTTCGGAGACCCGTGGACAACATCGGGTGGTAAAGCACTTGCATTCCACGCATCTGTTAGATTGAGATTGAAGAATATGGGGCAATTGAAACAAGGTGATAGAATCGTAGGTATCAAAGTTAGAACACAGGTTATTAAAAACCGAATGGGTCCTCCTTTGAGACACGCGGATTTCGATATCTTCTTTGATAGAGGTATTGATAATTTCGGAGGTTGGTTAGCAGTTATGAAAGATGCTAAACTTCTAAAGCAAGGTGGAGCATGGTATGAATACACTGATATTGATACAGGTGAAATTATGAAATTTCAATCAAAGGACTTCGCTAAATTATTAGAAAACGAAGAACTTAAAGACCAAATCTATCGTAGGATTTGTGAAGCAACAATTTTATTATACAAAGCAGCATCATCGGATGAAGTTGAAATAACAACGGACGAAGGAAATGAGTCAGATTAACAAAAAGTATTTAGATATACTAAAACAAATAGATAGGGAACATAATGATTTTGGAGATTTACATCGTAACTCTAAAACATTAGTTATTGATGGTCTTAATACCTTCATTCGTTCCTGGTCAACTGCACCTAATCTTAATGAGAATGGTGACCATATTGGAGGAATAGTCGGTACTTTAAAAAGTATCGGCTATGCCATCCGAACAATCAATCCTACCAGAGTTGTAATCGTATTTGATGGTAAAGGTGGTTCGAATAGTAGGAAAGAAATATATTCCGGATACAAATCGGAAAGAGGCAAGAATAAAATCAAAATGAGATTGAATCGTGCCGCATCTATTCAAATGACACCTGAAGAAGAAAGTGCATCAATGAAACGTCAAATGACGGCATTAGGTGAACTACTTTCAGTTCTACCTGTCACTATTATGATATATGATGGAATTGAAGCGGATGATGTAATGGCGTACATTGCTACTCAATTAAAAAAAGAAAACGAAAAAGTTGTGATAATGAGTTCCGATAAGGACTTCATTCAATTGGTAAATAAAGATGTGAGTGTGTATTCACCATCTAAAAAGAAAATATACAATATTCCAGAAGTTATTGAGGAGTTTGGTATTCACCCACACAATTTTATTAATTTTAGAATAATTGATGGTGATAAATCTGATAATGTAGAGGGTATTACAGGATTAGGATTAAAAACAATTCTTAAAGCATTTCCAATATTAGCAGATGAGGAAGTTCATACTACCGATTCTATGTTAGAGTATATTAAAACTCAACCAAAAAAAGTAAAGGGGCATGAATTGTTTGAAAATAATTTGGAAATCTTAAAAAGAAATCGTAAATTGTTTCAACTTTCTGAACCAACATTTAGTGGTAATCTTCGAATGAAAATTATAGATAGATTTGAAGAATCAGTACCAAAGTTTAGTAAGCAAGAATTTTTAAAAGTAGGATTGAAAGCTCGTATATTGGATTCGTTTCCAAATGTTACGGACTGGTTACAATCCACATTTTCTCACATAGCAAAATTTTAAAAAAATGTCAAACAAATTAGTAAAACCGTTAGGAGATAGAGTTCTTCTAACAGAATTAGAACCAGAAGTTTCACAAACTGCAGGTGGTATTATTATACCTGATTCAGTACGAAGTGAAGATGTAAAAAGAGCAAAAGTAGAATCGGTAGGACCTGGTATTTACACACAGAGTGGAACATTAATTCCAATGAGTGTTGAAGTAGGTGATGAAGTAATCCTCCCTCCGTACCATCAAGGACAAGAAATCAAAGTAGGTGGTAACAAATATATTCTATTAAGAGAATCAGAAATTTTAATGGTAGTTAAATAATTTTAAATTTAAACACGGAACAGATGAAGTGTATCAAAAGTAAAGATGGAGAAATCCGCAGAGTAAAAGAAGAAGAAGCAGATTTAAAAGTATTTCAATATGGTTGGGTTTTCGTACCCAAATCGGAGTGGAAAGCACTTCGTAAACCAGTACAAAAAGTAGTTGAAGTATCGGAAACGGTGTTGGAATTATCGATTGAAGAAAAAAAATTAGCAAGAAAGAAACGTAAAAAATAATGGAAGCAGTAGATACATTGGTAAAATATGGACAATCGTATCAATCTAAAGTTGTTGCTTCTCTTATAACAGATGTTAAGTTTCTTGAACAGGTAAACGAAATCACTAAACCTACATTCTTTGAATCACAGGCAAATCAATGGATTATAAATTCTCTATTAGATTACTTTAATGAATTTAGAGCAACTCCTACAATGGAGGTGTTCAAAATCAAAGTAAGTTCTATAGATGATAAAGGTTTAAAACAAACCGTAGTTGACCAACTTAAAAATGTTTATTTACAAGTTGGTTCCGAAGATTTACCTTATGTTAAAAAAGAATATTTAACTTTTTGTAAAAACCAAAAAGTAAAAGATGCCCTTCTAAAATCGGTAGATTTACTCAAAGCAGGAAACTACGATAAGATTATAGATACGATGATGGCAGCATCAAAGGTGGGTGTAGAATCTGATTTAGGATTAGATTACATTGAAAACTTTGAATCCATTATGGAAGATGTTAAACGAGATTCGTGTCCAACTGGATGGGATGTTGTTGATGAACTAATGGATGGTGGTTTGGGGCCTGGTGAATTGGGTGTTGTAATGGCTCCCTCCGGTATTGGTAAAAGTTGGTTCTTATCTAAAATAGCGTGTTCTGCATTAGAAAAGGGTATTGATGTATTACATTATACTTTGGAGTTATCAGAAAGTTATGTAGGACAGAGATATACTACAATTCTTACTGGTATCCAAACATCCGAACATAAGGATAGGAAAGATGAAATTATCCGCAAAATTAAAAAGATTCCAGGTAGAGTTCGTATTAAATATTATCCACCACAATTCGCATCTGCAAAAACAATTGCAGCTCATATTGAAAAAGTAAGACAAGTTGGGTTCAATCCTAAATTAATTATTATTGATTATGCGGATTTATTAAAATCTGGCAATAGTAATAGAGATGGATTGTATGCGGAGTTGGGTGGAATCTATGAGGAGTTGCGAGGATTGAGTGGTGAAGCACAGATACCAGTATGGACTGCAACACAGACTAATAGAGCAGCAATTGACCACGAAGTTATTCAAGCCGATTCGGTTGGAGATTCGTACAAGAAAGTTCAAACTGCTGATTTCATTATGAGTGTTAGTAGAAAAACAAAGGATAAGTTATCAAACACAGGTCGTATTCATATCGTTAAAAATCGATTTGGACCTGATGGAATGACCTTTCCAGCAAAGATTGATACGTTTCATGGTATTATGGATGTGTTCGCAGCAACATCTATTGATGGTATGGCTTCTACAAAAGATAGCAAAAATGGTGAAGGTTTGGAGAAAAAATTATTACACAAAAAGTATGTGGAAAATATGGGATAATTGTATAAAGTTTTCTAAAGAAAAATCGGAATTTCCGACTTTACTTCATAGTTATACCTACAATTAAAAACATAAATAAATTAAAAATATGAGCAAATTATTTACAGAAAGAATTCCATATAAACCATTTGAATATCCTGATTATTACAATGAAGGCTGGTTAAAGCAGATGCAAGCATTTTGGTTGCATACTGAAATTCCTATGCAGATGGACGTAAAAGATTGGAATGAAAATTTAACACCTGAAGAAAAGCATTTAGTAGGAAACATACTTTTAGGATTTGCTCAAACCGAATGTGCGGTATCCGATTATTGGACAGGTATGGTTACCAAATGGTTTCCAAAGCATGAGATTAGACAAATGGCAATGGCATTTGGTTCACAAGAAACAATACATTCAGTTGCGTATTCTTACCTAAATGAAACATTAGGATTAGATGATTTCGCAGGTTTCTTACATGATGAAACAATGAAGGAGAGATTTGAATTACTAACCAACACTACTGCAGATTGGACTCCAAAAGATTTGGATACTAATCATAAAGCAAGAGTTGAGGTAGCACGTTCATTGGCAATATTTTCTGCATTTGCAGAGGGTGTAGCTCTATACTCCTCATTTGCTGTCCTATATTCTTTCCAAATGAGAAATCTATTGAAAGGAATTGGCCAGCAAATGAAGTGGAGTGTAAGAGATGAATCACTTCACTCAAAGATGGGTTGCCAATTATTTAGGCACATGTGTGATGAGTTTCCTGAATTGTTAGAAGAAGCAAAACCTGCAATTTATGAAGCAGCTGAAATCATTAGAGATTTAGAACACAAATTTATTGATAAGATTTTTGAAATGGGTGATTTGGAGAATCTTAAAAAAGATGACCTGAAGGAATTTATTACAAAAAGAGTTAATGAAAAGTTAGTAGAATTAGGATATAACCCAATTAAAGGTGGAGATGACTATTTTGAGTTTAACGAAAAGAAAGCATCTGAATTAGATTGGTTTTACCATCTTACAGGTGGTGTAACTCATACGGATTTCTTCGCTATGAGACCTACCGATTATAGTAAAGCTGGTGAAGGTGAAAATTGGGATAATATATTTTAAAAAAGATTATGAAAAATTTTGGAGAAGAATACGGATGGGAAGTTGATGTTGACTTTCCTTCGTGGGGAAATAATGAGATATATGTAAAAACTATATCCAAAACATATTTACAATCAGGAGAAAAACCAAAAGATGCATATTGGAGAGTTGCTACGGCAGTTGCTAAACGATTGGATAAACCACAATTGGCAACAAAGTTCTTTGATTACATTTGGAAAGGTTGGTTGTGTTTAGCAACACCAGTATTATCAAACACAGGTACAGATAGGGGATTACCAATCTCTTGTTTTGGTATTGATGTGGGTGATAGTATTTTTGAAATCGGTTCAAAGAATTTAGAATTGATGTTGTTGGCAAAGCATGGTGGTGGTGTTGGTATTGGTATCAATATGATTAGACCTGCTGGTAGTAAAATTACTGGTAATGGAACATCGGATGGTATTGTTCCATTTGCCAAAATCTATGATTCAACTATCCTTGCAACAAATCAAGGTTCAGTACGAAGAGGAGCAGCATCGGTGAACATTAAAATTGAACACAAAGACTTTGAAGATTTTTTAGAGATTAGAGAACCTAAAGGTGATGTTAATCGTCAATCACTTAACTTACATCAATGTGTTGTAGTTAGTGATAGATTTATGAAGAAGTTGGAAGAAGGAGATTCGGATGCTCGTAGAAAATGGGGTAAATTACTTCAGAAACGAAAAGCAACTGGTGAACCTTACATTATGTATAAAGGAAATGTAAACAAAGCAAATCCTGAAATGTATAAGAAGAACGGATTGAAGGTCCACATGACTAACATTTGTTCTGAAATCGTTTTACATACCGATGAGCAACACTCATTTGTTTGTTGTTTATCATCATTGAATTTAGCTAAATACGATGAATGGAAAGATACCGACTTGATATATACTGCTACTATCTTTTTGGATGGTGTATTAGAAGAGTTCATTCAGAGAGCAAAGAATATGAAAGGATTTGAGAATTCAGTTCGTTCGGCAGAAAGAGGTAGAGCATTGGGATTGGGTGTATTAGGATGGCACACTTACTTACAACAAAAAGGATTGCCATTTGAAGGATTACAGGCTCAATTTGAAACTCGTAAGATTTTCTCTCAAATGAAGATTGAATCTGAAAGAGCAAGTAGAGATTTGGCATCTGAATATGGTGAACCTCTATGGTGTAAAGAGAGTGGATTCAGAAATACTCACTTGAGAGCAGTAGCACCTACGGTATCAAACTCTAAATTGAGTGGTAATGTAAGTAGTGGTATTGAACCTTGGGCAGCTAACGTATTTACCGAACAAACTGCAAAAGGAACATTCATTCGTAAGAACCCAGAGTTAGAAAAAGTTTTAAAGAAAATCGGTAAAAACACCAAAGAAGTATGGGATAAGATTTTAGCAGATGGTGGTTCAGTACAAGATTTGGACTTTTTGGATGAATATTGTTTTTCAGATGGTAAGTTAGTTGAATGTAAAGAAGTATCGATTGATGAAAGAGCACATAGATGTAGTTCAGTTAAAGATGTGTTCAAAACATTCAAAGAAATTAATCAGTTAGATTTAGTAAGACAAGCTGGTGTAAGACAACAATACATTGACCAAGCAGTTTCATTAAATTTAGCATTCCCTGCAACCGCAGAACCAAAGTGGATTAATCAAATCCACATGGAAGCTTGGAAACAAGGAGTAAAAACATTATATTACATGAGAACAGAATCAGTTTTAAGAGGTGATATTGCAGCAAGAGCAATGGATGCCGAATGTGTAAGTTGTGAAGGATAAAAATTAAAAAACAAGATTATGAGTGAAAACAAGATTGACAAAGCAAAGGTAGCTAAAAAACTACTTCAATTAGAAAAAAAGTTAAATAGAGTTGAAGAAAATGAGAATCCATTAGACAGAAAATTGAAGCAAGTTAGAAAATTTAAATTAATTGAAAAATTAAAGGGAAACTCAAAAAATAAAAAATATGTTAACAGTAAAGAAATTTAGTGCATCTTGGTGTGGACCATGCAAAGTATTAGCACCAATAATTAACGAAGTTAAAACTCAATTTTCAAATGTAAAATTTGAAGATTATGATGTAGATGAAGCATATACTGAAGCTACTAAATACTCAATTCGTTCAGTACCAACTGTTATCATAGAAAAAAATGGTAAAGAAGTAGGTAGATTTGTAGGCGTTCAATCCAAACTTGCTTATGTTAATTTAATAAACGAACAAATATCGCAATAGACTTGTTTTATTGGATTTTTTTTCGTAAATTTGGTTATGTATAAACATTTAGATTTTCATTTAGAAAGATATAACTATGAGGTGAATTTACCACCTATCGTAGTTCAAACTATCGCAGGTATAAAGGTTGTAAGAGATGACCTTTTACCTGGCGGTAGTAAACGCAGATTCGCATATTCATATATGTTGGCGTATCCACAGGTAGAACAATGGATTTACGCATCCCCCAGACAAGGATACGGACAAGTTGCATTAGCATACGCTTGCAGAGATTTAGGAAAGAAAGCAATTGTGTATGTTCCACAAGGTAAAAGAACCGAACTTACATTAGAAGCAGAAATGGTGGGTGCAGAAATCAACGAAGTTCCTATGGGATACCTAACTAACTTAAATCGAAAGGCAAAAGATAGACAAGGACA